CTTTAGAGGTAGCCCTCCCCCGTTGGTGTTCTTACAAGGTTATGGCGATTTTCAATTCAATCTAAACCCCTGTGTGGTACAAATGTTTGATTATAGCTTGCCAGCCGATGTAGATTACATTCGTGCTGGCGCACCTAACATTGATGGTACAAATCTACTGCAACGCCGAGACCGACAGACTACTACTGTCAGTGGCGGTAATCCATCCAACAGCAGAATGTCTGCTGCAGGTTTGGCACCAGGCGGAGTACGTCCTCCCCCACCGCCGGTAAATTTAGGACGAGCGCAACCCACTTATGTTCCAACTAAAATGGATATAAAAATTACACTATTGCCAATGCAGACACGTTCACAAGTTAGTCGACAGTTTAGTATGGAAAATTTTGCCAATGGTTCATTGGTTCAGAGAGGTTTTTGGTAAATGGCCACTTACAACACAACTAGTCCGTATTTCTTAACAAACTACGTGCAGTTTTACTTGGATGTCATGACTGATCGTCCTCTACCCAAGGAGCAAGATGATACATTGTTTGAAATAACACAAACTTATCAATATAGACCTGATCTACTGGCCTATGACTTGTATAAAGAATCCGGTTTATGGTGGGTATTTTATCAGCGTAATCCCAATACCTTAACTGCTCCTCCCTGGGACTTTGAAGCAGGACGTTCGATTTATCTTCCAAAAATAACAACCCTACAAACAATACTAGGATTCTAGCACAATGGCTAATTCCCTACCAGTACCGTTTGTGCCCAATATTAACGTAGGCACCAACGCAGCAACAAGAAATCCTGCTAATTCAGCCAAAGACGACAACACTGTTCAGTCCCAGGTATCTCGCGCGGTTCGCGACAGCAACTTAGAAAGAATCATTCCACAAGACAACATTTTATCTCAGTATGCATCTTATACCTATAACATCAGCATTTACATAATGTCTCCTGATGATTATAATCAAATAGTACGTACCAAGAAATTCAAAATTCCCGGGTCTCAATTATTGATCAGCAGCGGCGGAGCACCTAATACTTCTCCAGATGGTACCGGTCCTGCAGGAGGAAATGTTGGAGTTACCGGAGTGACTTCGCAGACGCAGGCTGATGCTTCCGCCGGACGTAACCAATTTTTTCCATTGGATTTTTATATTAACGACGTAAAATTAACAACCATGCAACCCGGTAAAGGGACTAGAAGTCCGCATTCCAACACAACACTTAATTTTAAAATTATTGAACCCAATGGGATTACGTTTTTAGATAACTTGTATGCTGCAACACAGGCTTACATAGGAAAAAAACAAAACTACGCTTCGCAAAATTTTTTGATGTTGATTAAATTTTACGGTTACGACGAAACTGGTAAAATGGTACTGGCACAAGGACTTGAAACCGCTGCTGGAAGCAGCGCCACGGTCGAACGGTGGATTCCTTTTCAGTTTACTGGAATAAAGTTTCGTATTGCCAATAAATTAACCGAATACGAATGTTCTGCACAGTGCGTAGCTAATACTATTGCAACCGGCCAGATGCGCGGAATTATTCCCTACAACCTGGAAGTAAATGCACCAACTTTGCGAGACGTTCTGCGCGGCGATGCCGGTTATAAAACCGAAGCTCCGGTAGCTGGCCCAGCAACACCAAAAGCACCACCCAAAGCCACAACAGCACCGCAGCCAACTATTGTGTCGGGATTGGTCCAGGCCTTAAATCAGTACCAAGAAAAATTAATAGGTGCATCTTCTGATGCTGTTGGAGAACCCCCGTTTACTGTAGCCGATGTTTACGATATTATATTTACAGATTCTGCAATCGAAAATGCTTCCCTCTTGCCGCCAGGCGGTGCTCCGCAATCTCAAGGCGCAACCTTGCAACCAACAACAGCCAATCAACAGGTTAACGGTGCAGTACAAACTGGTGCTGCTAATTCCAAGACTGTTAGTGCCACAGCTGGTACTAGTATAATTCAATTCTTAGATCAGACTATACGCAACAGCAAGTACATATATGATCAGCAGCTAAAACTTGTCACTGTCGACGGCACCGAAGTCGAAACAGACGTAGTAGATACTGGACAAGGTATAAACTGGTATCGAATTGGCCTTAAAACAGAACCTATAAAATACGATCCCAAGCGAAGAGATTATGCTTATAAGATCACTTACATTGTGAGTCCTTATCAAGTGAACGAAGTTAAAGGTCCTTATTTTCCTACTACAAAGTTTAAAGGAACACATAAAAAATATCTGTACTGGTACACAGGTCTCAATTCTGAAGTGCTAAGTTATGAACAAGATTTTAATTATCTTTATTACCTTGTAATTAACAGCGGCCAGTCGCTGCCGTCGTTGTCACTGGATTTTCGTGAGGACGCCAAACGTGCTTATCAAACTACCAGTAACGAAAGCAGCCAAGGTCTGCCAGGAAAAACCAATGATGCTGGTGCCAATGCAGCAGATCAATTGTATAGCCCTAGTGACTTGGCTAGAGCCAAGTTATCAATATTGGGTGACCCAGCATGGATACACCAAAATGAACTGTGGTTTGGTGCCACCGATGTAGCAGATGCGCAAGCTCCTTTTTTCCCCGACGGAACTATCAATACCGAAATACAAGAACCATTGTTTGAAATAGGTTTCAACAAGCCAGTGGATTATAATTTACAATCTGGGCGCATGGAAGTCAGCAGTGCTTATCTTGGAGCCAACAGATATGTCACTGGGGATGGCGGTAACGGGCTGGCAAGTCAAAGCTACATTTATCGTGCAATCAGTGTGGTCAGTACATTTGCCAACGGTAGATTTACACAGGATCTCGAAGGAGTACTAGTAACTTTCCCCCGCAGTGCAATCAAAGCCAACGATGATGTTGATGCACAATATGTTGAAACTGAAAAAGAAACTGAAAGATTATTGGCAAATCTCGACAAAGCCAATGCTGCTCGAGGCCCTGCAAATATATTAACACAATCTACATCTGCACCAGGACAACCGTCATCTACTACTACACCTCCGGCTGGACAAAATCCAGCTGCTCCGGCCCCTGTAGCTCCAGCCGGAGCTCCTACCAGCAGTGGACAGCCAGTGGGTACAGCAGCAGCCGCTAACAATACTAATGCTCAGTCTGGTGGAACTCGGGTAACGACTAACCTAACAGCACAGTTTAGCGAAGCAACATTTCGTGAACGAGATCCTGCAGGAGCCGCTGCATTCCGTCAAGCACAACAAGCCAGGGAACAAGAACTTGTTGTGTCTGAAACAGCTAAACTAACAGCACAAGCTAATCAAAATAACAATGGCTCAATATCACCACGCCAGCGAGAGTTGATAGCACAACAAGCACTGACTACAGCTCAACAGCAAAGTCGCATTGAAACTATACAACAATTTGCTCCGCAGATTGAAGCAGCCGGCGCTGGCTCTGTTGTCAGCACTACAAGTCCAGCAGCACAACAAGGCGCCGCAGTACCTCGGGCACCACAAATTGTTAGTAGGGAACCATAATGGCAAATAATATTCAACGCAGTCGAGGTCGCGGCCAAGGTTATAAATTTGACCGAGGTGGCAATCCAGCAGAATTTGGTCCGTTTGTAGGGGAAGTTAAGAATAACGTTGACAGCAATAGATCTGGTAGATTGCAGGTCTATATCGAACAGTTCGGTGGCGAAGATCCCGATAATAAGAGTCTTTGGCGCACAGTCAGTTATGTACCGCCGTTTTACGGTTCTGTCATGCAGTCGGGCACAGATACCGGGACAGGTGATTATGTCGGCAATCCACAAAGCTACGGCATGTGGTTTACTCCTCCTGACATTGGTACTTTGGTAATTTGTTTTTTTGTTGCTGGAGATCCCAACCAAGGATACTACATTGGTTGTATTCCGGATGCCAGTGTAAATCACATGATTCCGGCTATTGGTGCCAGCAAGAATTTCGATCTCGGTGACAGCAAAGACAAAAGTTATTTTAGTAATGCCAAGCAGTTGCCGGTAACCGAAATCAATGTGGAAAACGAAGAGATTGATAAGAATCCTAGATTCTTTGATCAGAAGAAACCGGTACACTCGTATGTGGCTGGTATCATGCTGCAACAAGGCTTGATCGACGACACTGTTCGCGGCCCAATTACCAGCAACAGTCAAAGAGAAAGCCCCAGCTCAGTGTATGGAATCAGCACGCCTGGACGCCCGGTATACCAGGCCGGATTAAATGAGAACAAAGAAAACATTGTTGACAAAACCAACAGTGATGCCAAACGTCTAGAAGATGTTAAAATCATCTCTCGTCGAGGTGGGCACAGCATTGTCATGGACGACGGTGATCTCCAGGGCTTTGATAACTTAATTAGAATTCGTACCAGCAAAGGTCATCAGATTACCATGAGTGATGATGGCGACTGCTTTTACATTATACATGCCAACGGACAGAGTTGGATTGAACTAGGAACTGAAGGTACTGTAGATGTGTACTCTACCAATTCAGTTAACGTGAGAACCGAAGGAGAAATTAATTTACATGCCGACAAGAACATCAACATGTATGCCGGCGAAAGTATTAACATCAAGAGCAAAACAGTTAAAATCAACAGCGATAAAGACTTAGATGTTGCTGCAACTGGACAATTAAATCTTTATGGCAAGGCCGGCGCCGGCTTATCAAGCGAAGGGTCTTTAGGACTGAAAAGTGAAGGTGGCGGCTGGGATGGTGGCGGCTCCTTGAACTTTAAAGGTGGTACTATCGATCTCAACGGCGGAAGCGGCCCAGGAAAGGTATCTAAGCCTACACTTATTGATGATTTAGAATTACCTGATACTATATTTCAGGATCAAGTAGGATGGAAAGTAGAAGAAGGAAAATTAACCACAATCGTAACCAGAGCACCTACTCACGAACCATATCCGTATCATAACCGTGGAGTCGAAGCAAGAGTTTCACTTGACGAAGGCGGCAGCACTGTAGCCACGACCGCATCAGCAACACCTACCACTGCTGCATCAGTGGAACCGCCGTCTACTTCCACAACTGCAGTAGCAAAACTAGCAACCGAACCAGTTACTGTTCCGGTTAATCCTGCTCAGGTCTTAAAAGAAACTCCTGCTGTATCTGGGATTGGGAATTTGTCAACTAAAGAAGTTACTGGGCTGATGAGCAGCGCAGCAGCCAGTGTGGGTCAAAGTTTTAATACATTCAGTGTGGATAAAGGTATTGGAAAATTTGGGCTAGCACCCATACAATTGGAACAACTGGGATTCCTTAAACCTGGTACAGTATCCAAGTATCTTGGCAATGCCAACAGTCTTAATGCAGTTTTGACTAGCCCTGCAGTATGGACCGGTAAGAGCAACGTTACAAATATCAACGGTATTCTTGACAATGTTAACTTACAAGGACTCATACAACAGGATCTCATGAGACAAGGATATGTTCAATTGCAAAAAACTGGAGTACTCAAAGGACTTGAGCCAGTAAACACTGTAGCACCGTTGATTCAGTCGACGGTAAAATTTGGTCCTGGGGCAGTAACTCAGTGGGTCGGTGGTCAAGCCAATCAACAGATTGTAAATCAAATAAATGCACTGTCAAAAAATGCTCAACAGGCTATTAGTGTGGTTACTACCAAGTTAGGACTAGGCAATTTTGGTGGAATTATTGCTGCCATTACAGGTGTTACACAAACTGTCAGCAGAAACGTAGTGAACTCTGCGGTGGTTAATGTTATTGATAATCCTAAGGTTCCTGCTCCGGAGTTTACACCCAAGGATAGAACCACAGTAATTGATATACGTGCCGAACAGCAGGACGCAAGAGTTGCTGCGTATTTACAAGCTCGCAAAGAAGGCAAGTCAGAGGCAGAAGCACAAAATATATCAGCTGCTGTTGGCAACAATGTAGGTGCTGCTGCACTGAGTAGAGTAACAATATAACAAGGTTAAATATAGCATGGCTACTTTCATTGGATTCAACACAATAAATCAAAATAAAAAATTCACTCTAGTGGATTTTGAATTAGTCAAACGAGATTTTCTTAACGCACTAAACATCAGACAAGGAGAAATGCCGGGATTGCCTGGGTACGGAACTACTCTCTGGAGCTTTATTTTTGAAAATCAGAGTCCAGAAATGGAAACTGCTCTTTTAAACGAAATTCAACGGGTAGCCACACAAGATCCCAGATTATATGTAGCCAATGCCGAGGTTTATCCCCAAGACAACGGTCTACGCATAGAAATGACAATTCAAGTTGTGCCCAGCACTGAAGCACAGCGTCTTTCGTTATTTTTAGACCCTGAAACTCAAAGCGCCAACTTCATCTAAAAGTACCATGATATTTCTGTCGATAAATACAAGAACAGCGAGACATTATGGCCAAGACTACGAGACAAACAGCAATATTCGGAGTAGAAGACTGGAAGCGTCTATATCAGACCTATAGAGAGGCTGATTTCCAAAGTTACGACTTTGAAACCTTACGCAAGAGTTTTGTTGATTATCTACGTCTTTACTATCCAGAAACTTTTAACGACTACATCGAAAGTTCTGAATTTATTGCTCTTCTGGATGTTATGGCATTTATGGGCCAGGCCTTGGCCTTCCGTAATGATCTTAATGCACGTGAAAACTTCCTAGATACCGCAGAACGCCGAGACAGTGTTGTGCGCTTAGCCAACTTGGTGAGTTATACTCCCAAACGCAATCAAGCAGCGCAAGGATTTCTTAAAGTTTTTTCAGTAACAACAACCGAAGATATCACTGACTTTAACGGTATTAACTTGTCCAATGTCACGGTCAACTGGAATGATCCCACTAATCCCAACTGGCTCGAGCAATTTACTTACATTGTCAATGCAGCCATGGTCGACAGTCAAAAATTTGGTCGTCCTGGTAACAGTCAAGACATTTTAGGAGTAAGAACCGAAGAATATGCTTTAAATTTGGTACCAGGATTCCTGCCTATTGTGGGATATAACAGCATTGTTGATGGAGTCAGCATGCCTTTTGAAGCGGTCAGTAGCACCAGTCAGGGTCGTGATTATGTCTACGAACCGGCACCGCGCCCTAGTGGAATTTTTAATGTACTGTACCGCAATGATCAGTTGGGTTTCGGCAGCGACAACACTGGCTATTTCTTTTTATTCAAGCAAGGTATCTTGCAAAACCAGGACTTTAACTTAGCAGAAGCTATTCCAAATCGTACTGTCAACATCAATATTGAAGGTGTTAACAACGAAGATTACTGGCTTTACAAATTAGACAATGTAGGCTCGATTGAAAGCGAATGGCTGTATCGTGAAAGCATCTATGCTGCTGCAGTTGAACAGCTATCGCCAGAGCAGAGAAAAATTTATTCAATTACTAGCCGAGCCAACGATCAAATCACATTGACATTTGGCGACGGCGTATTTGCCGAAGTACCGGTGGGAATATTTCGAAGTTATGTTCGAGCTTCTAACGGATTACAGTATATTATCAATCCTGAAGAAATGCAGAGTATTTTGATTCCAATCAGTTACATTAGTCGTGTGGGTCGATTAGAAACTATTACTTTTAACTGCGGTATTACTAACCCTGTCAGTAATGCACAGCCTCGCGAAACAATTGAAGAAATCAAGCAACGTGCGCCTGCTCGTTACTACACACAAAATAGAATGGTCAACGGCGAAGATTACAATAATTTTCCGTTCACTCAATACAACAACATTATTAAAAGCAAAGCAGTGGCTCGCAGTGCCACAGGAACTAGTAGATACATTGATCTCAATGACGTTACTGGCAAGTATTCTTCCACTAACATTTTTAGCAGTGACGGCGTTTTATACAGAGAAAATCTCTTGCCTAGTTTTGAATTTGACTGGGTAAATCGCAATGACATTGTTGACGTCATTACTAATTCTATTGAGCCGTTGTTGAGCAGCCGCAGTATGTTGCAGTTCTATTATGCCAATTTTAACCGTCCAAGTCTGCAGATTTTAAATTTGGCATGGCAGCAGAGTACAACACTGGTCAACGAGACCACTGGATATTTTTATAATACTCTCAATCAAGCTCCGCAGCCCATTGGCGTCTATGCCAGCAACAATGCCAAGTACATCGAGCGAGGTGCATTAATTAAATTTGTTCCGCCAGCTGGTTACTTTTTTGACGCCAACAATCGTTTGGTGGCCGGGATTCCTGTCAGAGCCGACGAAAGACTAGAACTTTGGGCAACAGTTTCGGCAGTGGTTTTAGATGGAACTAATTTGGGTGTCGGCAATCTCGATAACGGCACCGGCCCTGTAGTGCTTAATACTTTTGTCCCCACTGGAGCCCTTGCATTGCAAGTGATACCTAAGTTTGTAGATGATTTGCCATCTACACTTGAACAAAGTATGTTACAGCAGGTTGAATTGTTTAGAGATTTCGGCCTAGGGTACGACAACAACGACAGCACGTGGTATATCATAACCAGCACTAATCTTGCCAACGATGCACCGTTTAGTCTAGCAAATGCACAAAACACTCAGGGTATTAATCTTGACGCTTCCTGGTTGATACAATTTGTCACAGACGGAGAAAGTTATACTGTGGTTTCTCGGGGTCTTGATTATATTTTTGCCAGCGTTATTGAAACTAGATTTTTCTTTGACGGGAGTGAAAAAGTTTATGACAGTCGTACTGGTAAAGTAATCAGCGACTTTGTGAGAGTATTAAAGACGAATGCTCGTCCTGACAGCAACGAACCGTTGCCGGGTGACATAACTATGGAAATTATTGCACAGCCTGTACAAAGCGACGGTTATGTTGACGATTATCAAGTGGTGGTTAGTTACAGAGATTCTGACAGTGACGGAGTTGCTGATAATCCAGATTTCTTTGACGAAATAGTTGCGCCCACAGTTAATCCTACAACAAAATATGTGTTCTTGCAATTGACAACAGATTTTGATGACACTGAAACTTATCTTCCTGTAGCAGCTGGGATAATAAATGCTTCATATCCAACTAAAGATTCTATTGAATTAGTTAAAAACGAATTTATCAACGGACAGTTGTTTTACACTTATCAGTCTCAAGAATTTTATGAGTTAGTGATATCCAATGTTAATGGATTAATACAGCGTGTGCTCAATCCAAGACTAGACTTTTTAAGTCGTGTAGGCCGACAGAGTTTATATTTTCAGTACCGACATAATAGTCCATTGACTAATGTAATTGATCCTGGCGCTACCAATATCATTGACTTGTACATAGTTAATCAAGAATACTATACTGCCTACCAGAACTATATCAAGGACTCAACTGGTACGGTGGCAGAACCTCTGCCACCGTCGATCAGTCAGCTGAGTCTGGCTTATTCGGGACTCAATGATTATAAAATGATTTCTGACAATATGGTTCTCAACAGCGTGGTGTTTAAGCCTTTGTTTGGTGCCAAGGCAGCACCAGAACTGCGTGCAACTATCAAGGTAGTGCGTGCTCCAAAAACAACCGCTAGCATCAGTGAAATCAAGAGCCAGGTAATTGCCAACATCAACGACTATTTTACTATTGATAAATGGGATTTTGGTGATAATTTCTTTTTCTCAGAGCTGGCAGCATTTTTACATGAAAGACTGGGATCTATTATCAGCAGTGTGGTACTGGTACCTCTGAACCCTTTAAAGAGTTTTGGTGATCTTTATGAAATACGTTCTGCACCTAATGAAATTTTTGTCAGTGCAGCAACAGTTAATGATGTTGAAGTAATCGATGCTCTTACTCAAAGTGCAATACGTAGTCAGACTCCTGTATCGGGATTATATCCAGTCAGCAGTCTTGGCAGCAGTCTTAGTCAAACAGGCGAATATTAATAATGGCAACACGTCGTACAGTTGATTTACTACCCGAGATTTTTAGAACTGATACCAATCGCAAGTTCTTAGGAGCAACGCTTGATCAGTTGACACAAGAACCTAACTTGATACGTACTCAAGGTTATGTGGGCCGTCGTGTTGGACCCGGTGTCAATCCTGCTGATAATTACGTAGTCGAATCTACAGCCGCCCGTACTGATTATCAGCTTGAACCCGGTGTAATTTTTCTGCAGCCAGAAACTACTCGTGCCATTGACGCAATCACTTACCCTGGCATGTTAGATGCACTGAATTTACAAGGTGCAGATACTACCAGACAAGATCGACTGTTTAAAAGTCAATACTATTCTTGGGATCCGTTTTGCGATTTAGATAAGTTTGTAAACTACAATCAGTACTACTGGTTACCTGCCGGTCCGGATTCTGTAGATATTTTTGGAACCCCGATTGCCTTAACAGATTCATGGGAAATAACACGCATTGACACCGGGTACACCTTCAGCGACATTGCCGGAGAAAACCCAGTCTTGACGCTAGTTCGCGGCGGCAATTACACGTTTGATGTTAATCAGCCTGGAAACAACTTCTGGATTCAAGCAGCACCAGGAATTAATGGTAAAATGCCTTATGCTAATAATATCAGCAGTAGGGATGTTTTAGGAGTGATAAACAACGGCGAAGATCAAGGGTCTGTTCAATTTAATGTGCCGTTAAAATCTGCCCAAGATTTTTATTATTCTTTGTCCAGCATCGGCGAAGTTGATCTTGTTACAGATTTAAAATTCAATCAAATCAACAATGTTTATGTAGATCAATTTTTTGCTCAGTACCCCAATGGTATTGACGGGATTTCCGACCTCAACGGTCGAACAATAGTTTTTACAAATACTATTGCCGATGCTGAAGCCGGTGGATGGGAAGTTACTACTCAATTTGATCCATTGGTTAGAACTGCTCCGGTTGATCAGCCTGATCCATTGAATGGATTTCCTGGCAGTTATGATGTAGAGTTATTTGATCAAACAACCGCTATCACTAATCAGTCTCAGAGATATAGTGTGTGGCAGATACAGTATGTACTTGATAACCAAGGTAATGCTTACATGCAATTGGGTAGTATTCGATTGGTTCCTAATCTTAGCAAATTTACTGTGCTATTCGGGACCGTCAATGCCAGTACTCAATGGTACAAAAATGCTTCAGGGTTTTTTGAACAAATTCCTTTACTGACAGCAGTGCTTGATACCCTTTGGTATCAAGATGGAACCAACCCAGAAATTTTTGGTAGAATTAAATTAGTCGACGCTGGGCAAGAATTAATTATCGATGCCAATGATATTGTTGGAGCAAAAAACTACACTAGTCCAAATGGTGTAACTCTTACCAATGGATTAAAGGTGCAGTTTCGTGGCGAAGTTGCTCCGGCGCAGTTTCAAAATTTAGAATATTATGTAGAAGGTGTTGGTACTGGACCCGGTATTGATGTTAGAGTTGGGTTCATCGACGGCGAAGCTTATTTTGGACCGTCGCACATTTATCAAGGTCGACGCATGACCGGAAATGTGCATTCTGATTTAGTTTTCCAACAATATATCTACGACACAGTTGAAGAAAGTTTAGTTAACGTAGGATCCGGAGCACCCGAAGGAGCGCCATTGGCAACACAAGGGCAATTAGGCGCCAATATCGGCAACGGCATAAAATTACTACCTGTCACTGAATTTGTTACTCCGGAAAAGTATACTCGCAGTGCAACCATTCCTTACGACAGTACACCTTACGATGCCTCACCCTACGATGCCAGACTTAATGCACCGCAAAACTCAGATTATATTACTATTAATCGCGCCGGCCGAGACCTTAATGCCTGGACACGCAGTAACAGATGGTTCCATATTGAGGTAATCAGAGCAACAGCAGATTATAACAATCAAACCCTGGTGTTGGATAATTCTCTCAGAGCCAAGCGTCCTATTATTGAGTTTAGAGCCGGATTGAATCTTTATAATTTTGGAACTCAAGGAAAAACTCCAGTTAACGTTGTTGATTTTACAGTTACAGATGCATTCAGCACGATCAATGGACAGTTAGGTTACAGCACCGATGGCTATACTTTTTTACAAGGTAGTCGTGTAATTTTTGCAGCTGATACTGATCCTGCGGTTAGAAATCAAATTTGGGAAGTAACATTCATTGATCCAAACAATTCAGGTATAAAGATCATAGATCTTGTGCCTGTAGTCAACGGCCTGGCACTAAGAAATCAAACTGTGGTAGTTCTTAGCGGCAATTTACAACAGGGCAAGAGCTACTGGTTTGATGGCGCTGTATGGCAACCAGCTCAAGAAAAAACTCAGATAAATCAACCTCCATTGTTTGATGTATTTGACAACGATGGAAACAGCTTTGGTGATTTATCAGTCTATCCCAGTTCAACGTTCAACGGAAGCCAGCTTTTTGGATATGCAATAGGCACTGGTCGTACTGACGATATACTTGGATTTCCTTTAAGATATCTAAACATCAATAACGTAGGAGATATTGTTTTTGAAAATTATCTCTACACTGATTCTTTTTTGTACGTTGAGGATAATGTCAGCGAGGAACTGGCAGTTAGCTCTGGTTTTATTCGTCAATACATTGATCGAGTAACTTTTACAGACGAAATTGGCTGGCAAACAGCCGCAGCTCCTTCACAGAGTCGACAGCTATTTAAATTTTCCTACGATGAATTGCCGCTGGAATTAGACATTGCAGTTGATACAAACACAACATTCACACCGTTACAGATTTTTGTTGAAGGGACTTTTATTGACCCAGAGAATTATGTATACGAAACAACTGCCACAACCACTGTTATAACACTGTTGTTGGACATACCTGTTGGCACTGTTATTGAAGTACAAGCTCTCAGCAATCAGGCTAGTACTGTGGGATTCTATCAGGTTCCTGCTAACTTAGAAAATAACCCGTTGAACGAAAACAGCGATTCATTTACACTAGGTACTATTCGCACTCATTACGAAAGCATTGGACAAAATTTAAGAAATATCGAAGGTCCTATCAATGGAGCCAACAACAGTCGAGATCTTGGTAACATTCTCAGATACGGCGATGTTATTATACAAAATTCTTCTCCTGTGGCGTTGACCGGTGTATTTTTACGTCAACAACAGTTTGAATTATTTTCAGCACTGGATTTTAACAATCAAGAATATGCCAAGTTTAAAAATCTTTTGTTGGATCTTACCACACGCGGAGATTTTGAAAACTTTACTCCAACGCAGATATTGGACATTGTGTTGCAGGAAATCTCATTGGGCCGCAGTGAGTTGTCACCATTTTACTGGAGCGACATGCTGCCAGCTGGTGAAACTTTTACAGAAAATACTTACACCTATTCAGTTATTAGCACTCCGGTTTTCGACACCCTACAAACTTACGATTTTGAAAGTTCAAACTTCAAAGGTTTATTGGTCTTCCTTAACGGCAGCTTATTAACTAAAGATTATGAATATATCGTATCAGATGATTCACCAACATTAACTATTACAGCGCCATTGGCCATTGGAGACTCCATCAGAATTAGAGAATATCCAACAACTTACGGCAGTTATGTACCCAACACTCCTACAAAGATAGGATTGTATCCATCATTTAAACCTGCTATTTACATAGACGAAACTTACCTGTCTCCGCGTGCAGTGATTCGAGGACACGACGGGTCTATTACCGTAGCATTTTCAGATGTAAGAGATCAGGTTCTGTTGGAATTTGAAACTAGAATATTCAATAATTTAAAGATACAATCGACAGTGCCATTGGTTGCTGCAGATGTTACACCGGGCCAATTTAGAACAACAGATTATACACTAACTGAAATCAACCAGATTCTGTCTACGGATTTTTTAAGTTGGATTGGATGGAACAAGCTAGATTATACATCGCAGACGTATCTGGAAAATAATCCTTTTACCTATAACTATAGTCAGAGTGCCAATGTTTTAACAAAAGCACCATCGATTGGCGCATGGAGAGGGATTTATAACTATTTTTACGATACCTATACTCCCAACACAACACCCTGGGAAATGCTAGGACTGGCAGAAGAACCCAGTTGGTGGCAGGAAGAATACGGTCCAGGTCCTTATACCAGTGGTAACACAGTTCTTTGGGACGACCTTGCTGCCGGTATCATCCGAGATCCGCAAGGAGCATATATTGATCCTCGATACGTGCGTCCAGAATTGCTGTCGGTGTTGCCGGTAGGTTCCGAAGGAGAACTGTTGAATCCGTTGGATTGTACAGTTGGTAATTTTGATGCCACCAGCTTCCGTAGAAGTTGGGTGTTTGGCGACGACGGACCAGTTGAAAATGCCTGGCGCACTTCCAGCGCATGGCCTTTTGCTGTCATGCGATTATTGGCATTAACAAATCCTGCTAAGTTTTTTAGTTTGTTTGCCGACAGAGATCGTTATGTTTACAATCCAGCAATTGAACAATTTCTCTGGGACGGAAGATACCGTCTTGATGCCAAAAAGCTGACACCTTTGTACGGTAATGGTGTCAGCAAAGCCAGTTATCTTGACTGGATTATCGATTACAATCGACAGTTAGGACTTAACAGTACTAACAAACTTACATTAACATTAAACAATATTGATGTCAGATTATGCTGGAGAACCGGTTCGTTCACTGACAAACGCTACTTGAAAATTCTAACCGAACGTTCAGCCCCGGATAGTCAAAACACCAGTTTTGTGCTGCCAGACGAAAGTTATCAGTTATTACTGTACAAAAATCAGCCGTTTGAACGTATAATTTACAGTTCGGTGGTGGTACAAAAAACTGAATCCGGTTATGTGGTCTTGGGCTATAGCAATCAAGATCCATATTTTGAAGCATTAGTGTCTCGCCCTGGTCCCAACTCAGTTGATATTGCCGCTGGTAATGTATCAGTTAGACTGTCAACTGATTATACAGATAACACAGTGCGTATACCTTACGGATTTGAGTTTTCTAATACAACTGGTGTATGTGATTTCCTAGCCGGCTATGGACAACTGCTGGAACAACAAGGCTTGATATTTGAAAACAGAGAAAATGGTTACACTTTAAATTGGTTGCAAATGGCCCAGGAATTTCTGTACTGGACACAGCAGGGTTGGGCAGTCGGCTCCATTTTTAATTTAAATCCTGCAGCAACTAGTATATCGATTGAAAGGCCTCAAGCTGTAGTCGATAGTATTAATACCTACACCCCTGAGAATATTATTCTGAATCAGAATCGTCAAGCCTTGCCGGTATCTGAATTAATTGTTGATAGACTGGATAACTTATTTCGTGTAACTACTACAACTTCTAATACCATCAATTATATACAATTAAAGTTTACTGCGTTTGAACATCTAGTTGTTATTGATAACCGCAGTATATTTGCTGACTTGATTTATCAGCCAGTGACCGGTGTAAGACAAAGTCGTGTGCTAGTGTCAGGATGGCTCAGTGGCGACTGGACCGGCAGACTTAATGCTCCTGGCTTTATTCTCAATCAAGACAACATCGTAGAATGGGTACCAAATCGAAAATATGCCAAGGGCGAAATTGTTCTGTTTAAAAATGAATATTGGGCAGCTGGTACTATTATTCAGCCCAGCCAGCAGTTTAATTACAACGAGTGGGTCAAGAGCGATTACGCAGATATACAGAAAGGGTTGTTGCCTAATGCCGCTAATGCCAGTGATCAATTATCCACAGCTTACAGCGTGTACGATGCTAATCTCGAAAGCGAAGTTGACTTGTTTAGTTACGGATTAATCGGATTCCGACCAAGAGAATATATGCAGGCACTGAATCTTGACGACGTTAGTCAGGTCAATCTATATCAGCAATTCTTAAAGTCCAAAGGTACACTTCAAAGTGCTGAATTATTCAGCTTGGCTGACCTTGGCAAGGAAACCGCTGAGTATAACATATATGAATATTGGGCTATTCTGCGCAGCGCATACGGAGCCACAGCCAACCGTAGTTATTTTGAACTATTACTTAATCAAGCGTTATTGCCAAGCGATCCTAGTTTGGTGCAAGTAGTATTACCAGGACAAGAATCTCCAGCAGATCAGGCAATACTGCTGCAAAACGTCTGGAAGTCATCGACTAAGTTGACATCACCTAACATTCTACCTACCTCAGTTCCTGCAGAGACAGACCGTAATTTACCATCGGCTGGTTATCCCAATCTTGAGGACGTTGATATCACAGCATTTGATTTAGTTGCTGTTGAAAATAGCGATGCGTTAATAGGTGACATAGGTGTTGGTACTACTATCTGGGTAGCCAAGGTCAATAATTACGATTGGAATGTGTACAGAGCTCAATTGGTAAATGCTGGAATTACACAAGTTTCTGACAATCTTGAGGGACGAGCACTGGTTGAATTTGACTCAGTTCACGGACTGACAACCGGCGATCTATTGGTCATCAAGTTTTTCAATGACGAGATTAACGGAATATATCGTGTTGGTGCAATTCCTAGCATAACAACATTGTTGATTGATTATGTATTCACCGGATTACAAACTACCTTCACTGGAACTGGGATTGGATTTACTTTAGAAACTGCCAGAGTCTCCCAGGCTTCTGACATTGTTAATTTACCTTATGCCAAACAATTACCGCCAGGCGTGCGTATATGGGTCGACAACAACGGGAACGGACGTTGGACAGTGATCGAAAAAACTGATCCATTTACCTCACCTTTTACAGTGGTCCCAGACGCTATAGTAGAAAATTCTAGATTCGGAGCTAGTGTTGCTCAAGGATTCCAAAATCTAAGTTCATTGGTAGGTGCTCCGGGATACAATCCTAGTGGTCTAGCAGCAGCCCCGGGTGCTGTTTATACCTATGTCAAAACTGATGCCAATACTTACAAACAAAATTCAATATTACAATTAGGTACAACAGGAACTGCCGGTTATGGTAATGCCATCGACATGGGAGATCAGCAATGGGCAATAATTGGAGCCAGTGACAGTTTAAGCGGTCAGGGCTATGCTTCGATAGTTTATAGAAATCCTGCTTCTAATGTATTCCAGCAGTGGCAAATTTTGTCTATAGACTCTGGTAGTATAGTAACTGCTGCCGACGAGTTTGGCTACTCAGTAACTATGAGCCAAGACGAACGTTGGATTTATGTCGGTGCTCCAGCTGGTAATCGTGTATATGCATACGGCCGTGTAGATTATCAGACACAATCTGTAGAATATATTGCTGGTGCAAGTCAAAACTTGTACAACTATACAGATCATATTGTGATCGACATCGACGATCAAATTGTTGTTGCCAATGGAACAGTTTTATTGACATTGGGAATTGATTATCTGGTATCGGGTCAGAACATAGCATTTCCTGTGCCACCCTTGGCTGGTTCTCTTATTACAATCAGTCGTAGAAACTCTGCTAGCTTCCTAGGCGACGGCAGCACAACATCATTTAATTTAGATATGTTGTATTCTGCTACTAATGATTATAGCGTGTCTGTTGAAGTAGATGGCATATTACAGCGTCCGGTAACTGATTACTCAGTGGACGGATCAAAAAATCTTGTGTTTGTTGCTGCACCAGTTGATCAATCTGAAATTTTTGTCCGCGCTCAAACATATTTTACGCCTGTTGCAACTATCACAGCATCTGGTTTGTCGGCATCCGACAGATTTGGGCACAGCATCAGCACAACCACAGACGGACGTCATTTACTAGTAGGTGCTCCAGATCGTACTTACACCGATCCTGTTACAAGCGAAGTCTATGTTGAAGCTGGGGCTGTTTATGTATTCGACCGATCTGCACAAAATTTTCAAGTCACAGATGCATCTGATCAAACTTACACAACTGAGTTACCGTTGGTAACACCAACGCAAGTATTGTTAAACAATGCTGCATTAATCAACTCATCTGGATCTATCGGAGGACAATATTCAACAGCCGGTCAGACAGTTACTGTTACAGCTAGCCTTTCTGTAGGCGATATTATTTCAGTTGAAACTAATCAGTTTAATCTTGTACAAGTAATACGTTCAGATCAGGTTGACGCAGGATCTAAGTTTGGTTACAAGGTTGACCAATGCGTAAATGACTGTAGTTTATACGTGGGTTCTCCGTTTGCTGATTCTGTGTTGCCCGAATCAGGCAAGGTTGAATTTAATATCAATCAATCTAGATTTTACGGAACTATAACTAGTACAATTGCTAATCCAACATTAACTACGGGAGATTTTGTACGTATTAATAACTTCTTTGTAGAAATCACCGGTACTACTATCGAACAGCTGGTTGAAGATATCAATAATGCAGCTTTGCCTAACGTGCAAGCAAGTTCTACACCAAATCTTACATTAATTGCCAATGGAACTACTAAATCTTTTGATGTTGGGTCAATTTATTCTGCTGCTGAGTCGTACACTACAGTAGTTTATGTCAATGATGTTTTACAGACAAGCGGAGTTAACTACAACTACAGTTCTGCAACTCAACAAATTACATTTACTATAGCACCAGAATCTGGAAGCCGTATTGTGGTTGTCAGTGGTCGAATAACTGTATCAGCCAAGAATGTTCAAGCAGCACCAGCATTATCAAAATTAATAGTTAGTCCAGGAACTGGAACTGCATTTATTGACATCGGTTGGCCGATTTATGCATGGCAACAGACTATTGTTTCTCCTGTAGAACAAGATTTTGCTCACTTCGGCGAAAGTATTTTCATCAGCGACAACACAGTTACTTTGGTAATAGGTGCACCGAATGGAACAGCAATACAGTTCGATACATTTGATAATGATACTACAACATTTGATGCTGACAGTATCACGTTCTTTGATACAGTACCTCAGAGCGGCGTAGTGTACACATACGACTACCTGCCATCTTCGACGCAATCAGTGACTAATCCTGCACAGTTTGTTTTTGGTCAACAGATTTTTGATAATAGTATTAATTCTTTAGACCAATTTGGAGCCAGCATTGATTATACCACTGGCACACTGTTGGTAGGATCACCCGGAAGCGATTTCAGCGACAGCCAAGCCAATTATGGTCGTATTGTCGAGCTAATCAATCCAGATCAGTCATCTGCTTGGGTAGTAACACGTACTCAGCAACCGGTAGTAGACATTGATTTGCTGAACACTGTCTACATGTATGACCGCGTCAGCAACAACACCAAACAATATTTTGATTACTTTGATCCATTACAAGGCCGTTTACTGGGCGCAGTTGCACAAAACATTGACTATATAGGTGCTGTCGATCCAGCAGCTTATAACGTTGGTCCTGTTGGCAACTACGGAAGTTCGTGGACACAAGAACGTGTGGGAGAAATTTGGTGGGATATATCCACTGTTCGGTTCCTTGACACCAATCAAGATGATGTAGTTTATGCCAGCCGACGCTGGGGGCAGATATTCCCCGGTAGTGTAGTTAGAGTCAGCCAGTGGATTGCCAGTTCGGTACCACCAACAGAATATACTGGCCCAGGGGTTCCTGTAAACTTGTTTAGCTACGTAATTTCAACGTCGTTAAATGAACAAGGTATTTTTGGAACCACATATTATTTCTGGGTTACCGGTATCAGTACTGTCAATCGAGCTGCCAAGAAAACACTCAGTATTGAAACTATAACTCAATATATTAATAGTCCTAAAAGCAGCGGAATTTCTTACATTGCTCCTATCAATGCCAGTACCGTGGCAATTTATAACGGACTTTCGTATATTTCTGCTGAAGATACAGTGCTACACATCGAATACGATCAACAGATCAATGACGATGCAGTACACGTTGAGTACCAGTTGGTACCTCAAGACCGAGAAGACGGCTTTTTAAGTGATAGCCTGTATTTAAAAATGCAAGACAGTTTATGCGGAGTTGATACTCAAGGAAACTTAGTTCCAGATCCCTTTCTCAGCATCAGTGAGCAATACGGCGTCCAGGCCCGGCCGCGACAAAGCATGTTTGTTAATAGATTTGCTGCACTAAGAAATTATCTTGGTCGCTCTAATACAGTACTAAAGCAGTTTCCTATTGCCGAAACTCGTAGATTTAATCTACTCAATAGTCAAGAACCAGAACCTAGTAGTTTTTCCGGAGCTTGGGATTTCCGTGTAGCTAACTATGAAGAACTAACTTATCAAAACTTATCAGAAGTTCCGTTTGGGTACAGATACTTGGTAGCAAACGACTCCACTAATCGAGGACTTTGGACCATCTATCAAACTGTCCCTGGCGTAATTCCGGGATCCAAGGAATTGACGTTAGTGCGTGTGCAAAACTATGATACCAAACAATTTTGGAGTTATATTGATTGGTACTTGCCTGGGTACAATCCCTTAACACGTATTTTAATCGAAGTTCCTACTTATTCTGCACTAGACACTATCTCCGTTCCTAACGGTAGCAGCGTTAAGGTAACTGCAAATGCACAAGGTAAATTCGAGATTTATCAGTATCTCAATAACGAATGGGTTCGTGTAGCATTACAGGATGGAACAATTGAGTTTTCGTCAACATTATGGAATTATATCGAAGGTCGATTTGGGTTCGATACTGAGGTATTTGACGCACAGTTTTTCGATCAAGAACCGGTAATTGAAACTCGTAAGATTATACAAGCTATTAATCAAGAATTGTTTATCGGAGAATTATTGATTGAAAGAAACCGATTGTTGATCCTGATGTTCAATTATATTTTGAGCGAACAGCAGGCCCCGACGTGGCTGACAAAAACCAGTTTGATCGACGTCGATCATACAATTCGCGACCTAGTCCCTTTTCAGAATTATAGAAGAGACAATCAAGATTTTGTAGTTGATTATATTAAAGAAGTCAAACCATATCACGTACAGATTCGAGAATTCAACTTGATTTATAAAGGATTCGATCAATACAATGGTACAGTAAACGATTTTGACTTGCCGGCATTCTGGGATCCTGCACAAAACTTGTTTATTAGTCCGGTTTTAGATAATGTAGGCAATTTAAGCACCACCAGCAGTTTTGCTGCTACTGATCCAATCTGGACTACATTTCCCTGGAATCAATGGTATCAAAACTATCTGTTGAGCATTGAGTCAGTTAGTGTTGTCAACGGCGGTAGTGGATACACAGTGCCACCGGTTGTAATTGTAGTAGGCGAAGCAGAAGTAACTGCTGAAATGACAGCTAGAATAAACAGTGCTGGCAGTGTGATTTCGATAGATGTTGTCAATCCAGGATCTGGTTATAGTACCACTGCGGAAATTATTCTCGAAGGCGGTAACGGAACCGGGGCACAAGCAGTTGCAGTCATGGGCAATCCATTGGTTAGAGATATTGTCACCACAATCAAATATGATCGTTATCAATATCAAACTGACATTGTAACATGGCAATCCGGAGTTAGTTACGACAACGGAACACTGGTTCGATTTGATAACCGAGTTTGGAGTGCTAGTTCTGATGATAGTTCGGCAGTTAGCGGCGATTCATTTGATCCACAGCAATGGACTTTAGTTCCTGCTGGTAACTTAACTGGTGTTGATCGTACTATGGGCTACTACGTGCCAACAGTCAATCAGCCAGGCCTTGATTTGGCACTGTTAATATCAGGAGTTGATTATCCAGGCGTACAAGTAGCAGGTCCAAACTTTAGTCAGAACACAGGCTTTGACGTCGGAAACTTTGATATAAATCCCTTCGACAATATTGCTTTTGGACCAGAAGGATTGCCCACTTACGATCCAGCTATTTTGGATGCTATTTACGAAAGCGAATTCACTGATCCTTACTTAGGTATTGGACCCACTGCTATTAACATTGATGGCGGAGAATTTGTAGACACTTATTCTAGTCATGCACCTGAAGAATTAGTTCCGGGTGCAATATTTGATACCCTGGATATTCGTGTATTCACTACTCCTGGCTCTGATTGGGTTGGTGACGGTCATGGATTCCCTACTGCTGCTTTGAGATTCACATATCTTCCAGCTACATTGTCATACAGTTTTGACGGCTTGTTGGAAAATACAGTATCCATTAGAGTATGGAATCAGACTTTGGGGTTTGAATTAAATCCTGTTACTAATTATTCTATTAATTGGAATAATCTCAGTATCTCTATTAATTCAGGTGTGTCCAACGGACAAATTATTGTTGTAACTGCTTATGGATTGGGCGGTGGCAATCAGTTGTATAACAATTCTTACAACGGAGTTGAGGTTGGAAATTCTCTGATACTGCCAGTGGCTACCAGTTTGATTAATGAAATGGTGATATTTGTAAACGGTCAGCTGATAACAAGCTACACCTACTCTGTCTATGAAACTTATGAAACAAGAGTTGAGTTCAGTAATACATATACCGCCAGCGACTATGTGGTTGTTTCAGTGTTGGGAGTTTCGACACCGATTGCTGGACGATCATGGAGTACACCGCAGACTCAATATTTCTTATCTGCAGGAGAATTGGCCTATACTTTGTCAAATAGTTTATCTGGCACAAACCCAGCTAATCTTATTGTAGAGAAAAACGGTATCAGAGCCCGACCTGCTGAAAGTGTTGAGTATATCGATGACGGCTCTAGCCTGCAATTCTATCTACCGACCAGAGGTGGATATAGTCAAGGCTTGGTATCTGACAACGATGTAACAGTCTATATCGATAATACTCCCTTAACATTAGGCACAGAGTTTGTAGTAGATCCGTGGGACGGTGTTACTCCGCGTACAGTTACACTAACTGCACCTCCTCCGGCTGGATCAATTGTGCTAATTTCTGTGCGAACTGCTGCTCAATATTATCTGTCAGGAAATACCTTAATTTGGAAAAATTCTGGATCACTTATTCCAGTAGCAGGAGATATTATTTCTGTTACAACATGGAATGATACTTCAGAGCAAGGCATATTAACGCAGGTGTTTGCCGGGCCCACTTCAGAAGGCGTACAAATAACACAACCGTACGATACAACAGACTTTGACCTTGCTACAGTCACAGGTGATCCAGGATCATTTGATTATAGCGAAGGTACTATTACGCAAACTAATTCGTTTGATACTGGTAGAGAAATATTAAATTCGTCTCGGTTAGAAGTTTCGTTAGATGGCATCTATCTATTTGAAGGTATAGGATATTCAGTCAACGGTTCTATAGTAAACATTGCTGGCGCACCAATCAGTGCTGCTCAAATTGTTGCTATCACCAGTTTTACCCAAACTGTGGTACCTGGAGAAATTGGATTTAGAATTTTCCAAGACATGAGAGGACTGCAATCTACCTATAGAATTAATGAACTAGCCACAACAGAATTAGCACAGCCTCTTTCTGCTACTGATGAAATAATCTATGTAGTTAATGCTGAGGCTTTGGCCGAGCCTAACTTAGAACTAGGTTTATTTGGATTAATAACAATCAATGGCGAACGTATATCATATCGTACACGAAATTTGGCAAACAACACCTTAAGCGGATTGCGTCGAGGTACTGCCGGAACTGCTGCCGACAGTCATATTTCAGGTGCCGAGGTATACGATATCGGACGAGGAGAATTGTTGCCTAGAGAAGATCAAGATTATATACAATCACAAGATTATCTAGCCAACGGAACTACTACAGTTTTTGTAACTGATGATATTGTGTTAACTGGGCTTACGGTGGCGCAACAAAATCGTGCTGTAGAAGTCTATGTTGGTGGATTGTTGCAATCGGGCGGATACCAGGTAACTAGTGTTGCTCCAGTTGCAGTTGCATTTAATACTGCTCCTACTGCCAACTATCAAGTAACACTATTAGTGCGCCGCGGAGTCAGTTGGTATACTCCGGGTCCAGGTACTGCTAGCGATGGTGTTCCCTTACAAGAACAGCAGACTACAGCCGCAAGGTTTATCCGTGGTGATTAAACAGCATAAATAATATCATGAACGATAATAAAGATACTAATTCTCAGCCAGCAAAACCACAAAATTCTGTGGCCACGAAGCCCAACGAAACCGGGTCGGTGTATATTGAATCCTTTATTAAGATTCATGACCCAAATACTCAAGAAGTGTTAGTGGAGAAACGAGCATGATGTCTTTAGGCCCAGTGACTATAGAAGGTTTTTTAAAGATATATGACCCAAACAATGGGGAAATTTTTGTTGACAAACACAATGCAATTCATTATGAAAATATGAGTATTGCATTGGCTCAGTCCCTGGCAAATAAAAATCTAGGCTACATCTACGCCATGGCCTTTGGCAACGGCGGATCTAGTGTGGATCCCACTGGTGTTATTACCTATTTGCCGCCGAATGTAACAGGACAAAATGCCGATCTTTATAATCAAACTTTTATTAAAGTGGTAGATGATAATAGCCCAGCAAATACTGATCCTACACGCAACAATCTTTCTGTATTGCATACATCGGGGCGAGTTTATACTGATGTTTTAGTAACTTGTTTGTTAGATTATGGTGAACCCACTGGTCAACAGGCATTTGATAACAGCACCAATTTTAATGGTGAATATGTATTTGATGAACTGGGATTAAAAGCCTGGGAAGGGACTTCAAGTGAGTTGATGTTGATTACTCATGTTATTTTTCACCCGGTACAAAAGAGCCTTAATCGTCAAATACAGATCGACTATACTGTGCGTATACAAACACTTACTAACCTAAGTGCGACATAAATATGCGTATAGAAACCTACCATAAATACTGACAGGACGGAGTAAAGAAAATGGCATATACAATTAATTTAACTGATGGCACCATATTTGCTACTATTGCAGATGGTACTATCAACACCAGCTCAAGTATGATTTTAGTTGGTAAAAACTACGCTGGCTACGGTGAATTCCTAGATGAAAACTTCATTCATCTTTTGGAAAATGGATCCAACTCCGTTCCTCCAGGTGCTCCGTTAACTGGACAACTTTGGTGGGACAAAGCCAATAGTCTGATGAAAGTCTACACTGGTACAACATTTAAAACTATCAGTGCAGCTACTGCCAGTGCTACAGCGCCAACCAACAACGTCACCGGTGATATTTGGTGGGATACTACCAATCAGCAGATGAAAGTCTGGAACGGTACTAGTTTTACTCTTGTAGGTCCTGCCAGCAGTGCTGGACAAGGAACTTCAGGTGCTATCGTAGACACAGTGACAGACAACGTTGCAGTTGATCATGTTGTTATCAAAATGTTTGTAAACGACGTAATTGTTGCAATCATTTCAAAAGATGCTACATTCACTCCTCAAGTTGCGCTGTCGGGCTTTGCAACCATTGGGCCCGGTATGCAACTCAGTACAACTGTCAGCAATAACTTATTCCGTGGTACTGCATCTAATTCCAGTTTGTTAGACGGAGTTGCAAGAACTGCATTTTTAAGATCTGATACCAATTCTACTACCACTGGTACTCTTGGTGTACTTAACGATACCGGTTTGACTGTAGGTGCTGACCAAGATGCTAAGATTTCTGTTTCCACAGTTACTTCTGCTGTCAACATTCAGAATCAAACACAAGATGCTAACATTGCTATTCAGGTCAATGACGGCGGTTCTACCACAACAGCATTATTAGTTAACGGTGCTACTAGCCAAGTAGGCGTATTAGGCATTACTAATCTTAACGCCAGCGGCGTAGGTAACATCGGCGCAGCAGGTGCAGCATTTAACACAGTGTTTGCTACTGCTACCACAGCTCTTTATGCTGACGTGGCAGAAAGATTTGCAGCCGACGAAGAGTATATGCCTGGAACCGTGGTTGAAATTGGTGGAGAAGCAGAAATCACCAAAGCGGTCAATGAACTGAGCGAAAATGTATTCGGGGTCATAAGTACTAGAGCTGCATATCTCATGAACTCGGGTGCAGGAACAGATTCAACTCATCCTCCTATCGCAATGACAGGTCGCGTTCCAGTAAGAGTATCGGGTATAATTCGTAAAGGTGATCGATTAGTTGCAGCTGGTAACGGTCTGGCAAGGTCTGCTCGTGCTAACGAAGCAACTGCGTTCAACGTAATTGGTCGTGCATTAGAAAATAAGACAACCGACGACGAGGGCGTAATCGAAGCCATAGTTACAATTAATAATTAACGGAACAAAACATGACTTATTCATTAGGTGGATTAATCCAAGCAGCAGATTACAATGGATTTGTGGCCAATACTGTTGGCGCTAACGTTAACGGTATATGGGGCGCAGGATCAACCGACAGTGGTTACGGACAATCTGCATTGTCTACTGTGTCTGCAGCAGGAACTATTACAGCGACTCAGTGGGCATCGTTGGTTAATACTATAAGTTCTATGGCTAGTCATCAAGGCACTACTATTACTGCAAGATCGGCACCAGTTGCTGGTAACACAATTACTATTTTGAGCAACCTCAACACCGATCTTACTAATCTCACTACTAATCGTGGTAACGCTGCAGCATCTGGATCACAGTTTACTGGATGGACAGGTACTGCTAGCAAAACCACAGGAACTGGATCTGGTACTACTGCTTGGACAATTACTTTTACTCATACAATTACCTGGGCAAGTGCAGCAGCAGCAAGATATTTTTTCAACGCCGGCGGCAGAATCAAATGGGAAACAAGTAAAACTGCAGATGCAACAGAAGCTGATACTGAGTGGAACGATTTGGCCAATACCTTAGTAGGTGATATTTTTATCACCGGAGGAACAGGATCCCAGACCATTGCCGGAACATCGTACACAGGAACCACAAAAATAGGTGGAACAGGATCTCCTAACATTCTGTTGACTACAACTGGTTGGTACGATCTTACAACGTCGGATACCAACATTTACAGACAGTTTGCTGATACAGCACCTTACACTGGACAGTATATCAACATTGCGGCCAAAACAGCTGGGTCAGGAACACAATTGGTACTTACTACAACCTGGGTTGATCCCGGTGGATCAGGCGCAGGATCAACTGACGCTATTTCTGGTGGCACTGCTACTACCGGTATCTCGTTTGGTACAGCGCCAGCTACAGTGGTAACTTATTTCCCTCCTTCGGCTACTTATCTCAGCAACACCTGGGGTACACCTACTGTTGCCGCTACAACTGCTTAATTAATAAATCAAGCAATTTTGGTAAAGGACTTTCGATAAGTCCTTTACTTTTATCTACATTTACTGTATAATCAAAAGATGGATAATAATGACCTTGTTAAACAGGCTCGTAGCCGTTTTGATCATGCAGCGGCCAAGCGAGTTCTTAAAGAAAAATACGAAGCCAAAATGTTGTTTGCTTACAACGGTGGCATGTGGAGAGCTGGTCCCGAACTGAACACAATGATTTTTACCTGCGGGCGTGTGGGAGAAATTGTTTTACCAGATTTGTACGAAACTCCAATCAAAGTTGATTCCGCTGAATTAATGAAGCTGAGCCAGGAACGCTGGAATGAACAAATGAATGCCTGGTTGATCGAACACGAAGAATTATCTCGACTACGATGATGCGCGGCGTAGTCATATTTGCTTACAACAGTGGTGACATTGATTATCAAGCAATGGCTGCTTGGAGTGCTGGCCGCATCGCTAAACATTTAGGATTACCAACTACACTAATAACTGATATTGCTCCAACCAATTCGACTGTATTCGAAGATGTTGTTGTAACTACTGCTGAGTCGGGCGGTACCAGATACTTTGCCGATATCGGCAACAACGTAACTTGGTTCAATGGCAATCGGATGGACGTGTATAATCTGAGTCCTTATGATGAAACACTAGTGTTAGATGCGGACTATGTTGTTTGTAGTGATCAGTTAAATTTATTGTTTGATTCACCGCAAGATTTTTTAGCACCGATTACAGCATATGATATCACTGGTACACGTACATTTGATGATCTTAATTTTTTTGGCAATGTGCGTATGCCCATGGCCTGGGCCACTGTTATGAAATTTCGTCGATCCCTGTTGAGTAAAAGTGTGTTTGACATGATGTCAATGATTCGAGATCACTGGCAACACTATCGAAATTTATATGGAATTGCTAGAGCTACTTATCGCAACGACCATGCATTGAGCATAGCCCTAAACACTCTTCACGGACATCAAGGTTGCTGGCCTAGCATTCCATGGCAATTGGCCAGTCTAGTACCAGAACATCGATTAACTCAATTAGATGATGATAAGTTTCAGATCACATACAGTACTAGCGACAACAAACAGCGTTATATTATAATTGCTGGTCAAGATTTCCACGCCATGGGTAAACAACACTTGGGAGACATCATTGCCGGTACTAGCTGAACGAGGATATTTGATTCCTGCTATCAATACCGAGGATGTTGATTACATTGCCTGCGCAGAACAATTGGCGCAGAGTATTAGATCTTGGCATCCAGAAGCCCGCATTTGTTTAATGACAGCTGAAACTTATCAATCCAGACAATGCGGATTGTTTGATTGGGCAGTTACTTTGCCTTACGGCGACCAATCTACAAATAAAAAATGGAAATTAAGCAATGATTGGCAAGCAGGGTTCTGCTCGCCATTTCGCCAGACCATTAAACTTGAAGCTGACATGCTGATTACTAGTCCTATTGATCATTGGTGGACTATGCTAGAACATCGAGACATAGTGATCTCAACAGGTGCTAGAGATTATTATGATCAGCTAGTCACTAACAGATACTATCGTGAAACATTTGATACCAACGATTTACCTGATGTATACAATGCTGTAACTTACTGGAGGCTTAGTCAAACTGCTGTAGAATTCTGGAGATTAGTTCGTGCTATATTTAAAAATTGGGAAGAATTCAAGACTTTATTAAAGTTCCCCGACGATGATCCAACAACTGACGTGGTATACGCTATGGCAGCAAAAATTATAGGCTCAGAATTAATTACCATGCCATTTGCTAGTTATCCTCGCATTGTTCACATGAAGCGCAGATTAATTGGCACACGTACAGATAATTGGACACAAGAGCTGACTTGGGAAATTGATCAAGGACGATTAAAAATCAACACTGTTGCTCAACACGGCGCATTTCATTATCTTGTTAAAACCTGGAGACCCAATGAACAACAATGAAATTTTTGAGGAATTTTGGGCGAATTATTCATGGCCAGAATCTGTGCCTGTGTTTTATCGTTTGTACTATAATGAATTGGGAGAACCAGTAGTTTATAGCATGGAAGACCGACCTGGTAAGTATATTGAAATCACCGCCGAACAATTTGCCGCCAGTGACCCGCATGTGCGTGTTCGAAACGGCAAACTCATTCAATTGCAATTTGCAAGAACAACTAAACTGGTACCTTCTGACACAGGTACTCCTTGCGATCCCGCTAACATAGCGATAGTAGTTGACGAAAACCAAATTTTTCAAAGATGGAAATTAACTCATTATGAAAACAGTTGACATAGCAGACTTGGATGTAATTTATCTCAGTTATGATGAACCGCAGAAAGAAGAATTTTGGGTAAAAATAAAAAATCAAATCCCATGGGCGCAACGTGTAGACGGGGTTAAAGGGTCCGATGCGGCACACAAAGCCGCCGCTGAAGTCAGCACAACTGACCGCTTTGTTCTCATCGACGGCGACAACATGCCAGACTGGGAATTTTTTAATTTAACCTTGTCATACCCTACAGCAGAATACGAAAAGGCAGTGTACCGCTGGCGTGCTCGCAACCACATCAACGGTCTCATGTACGGCAACGGTGGCATTAGTTCTTGGACTCGAGACTTTGTGCTCAACATGAAAACTCACGAGAACACCGACGGCCGTGATGAAACTGTAGTTGAATTTTGTTTTGATCCTGCATATTGGCCCATGCACGACTGCTACTCAACCACACATCCCAACGGCAGTCCCAAGCATGCTTGGCGTGCAGGGTTTAGAGAAGGTGTTAAAATGTGTCTTGACAAGGGTCGTCGCCCAACTCTGTCTGAGTTCAAAGCCCGAGTGCATCGTCGCAATCTTGATCATCTAACTGTTTGGCATAATGTAGGAGTAGATGTCCAGCAAGGGGGCTGGGCCATTGCGGGTGCTAGGATGGGTACTTATAAGACCATGTTAAGTGATTGGGATTACAGGGAAGTGCAGTGGTTTGATGCCTTAGAAGCTTTATGGGAAGATACCAAGGGCAGAGATCCATTTGACATCATTATGGCATACCAGGATCCATTACGTACCCAATTAGATCTTCCTATGTGTATTCACGGTCCTGAAATAAGCAAATTTTTTAAGCATCATTATCGCAGCAACTGGCACAATCAGGGTGTCATGGTCAGAGAAATTGATGTGATTCGGAGACAAGAAGGATGGTAAACAACAAAGGCGACGAATCAATTGACAACAAGAGTCGATTCATGAGCTCAGCTGAGCAAATGAAGCAAGATTTAGGTCCTGCATTATGTTTAGCCAAATGGAAACAAGTCAGTTTGCACTTGCCTACAGGACTCAATAACTCGTGTTATCATCCGCCTTTGCATGCAATTGATGCCACACTATTGGCTGACAATCCTGGTGCATTACATAACACGCCATTCAAGAAAGAACAGCGTAAAATCATGTTACGTCAAGAAAAGCCCGCGGAGTGTAGCTACTGTTGGAACATCGAAGCACACGACCAACTAAGTGATCGTCACTATCGATCTGGCGAGCCCTGGGCAGCTGATGCATTGAATTTTGTTAAAAACTCAACCGGAGATGAAGATGTCGTTCCTAGTTATGTGGAGGTTAATTTTAACCACGCTTGTAATCTTGCTTGTAGCTATTGCAGTCCTCAATTTAGTTCCACATGGGAGCAAGAAATTAACCGCATGGGCGGATACCCTACAAGTCGTATTCACAACGATCCTAGTCACTTCACTGGCCGTAACCGGCCTATTCCTGCTAGGGACAGCAATCCTTATGTAGAAGCATTTTGGCGATGGTGGCCAACATTGTATCCACAACTGAAACATTTTCGTATGACCGGCGGCGAGCCGCTTATGGACAAAAACACCTATCGGGTATTTGACTATGTGCTGGCCTTGCCCAATCCTGATCTGCATTTGAATGTGACCAGCAACTTTAGTGTAGACACTGGCTTGTTCGAAAAGTACATTGGTTATGTAAAACAATTGTGCAACACACAAATCGAACACTTCATGCAGTATGTCAGTCTTGATTCAGGCATAGCTCGACACGCCGAATATATCAGACACGGTATGAACCACGATCGAGTAATGTCGTATTCACATCATTTTCTAGCCGAAATTCCTTATCGCAACAGTCTCACATTTATCATCACAATGAATAATCTCGGTGTGTTGGGTTTACGGAAACTTTTGCAAGACATATTGGACATGCGACAATCCTACAGCACAACATATCAACGTGTATGGTTTGATACACCGTTGCTGCGACAACCAGCCTGGCAAAGCCTGCAAATTTTGCCACCATCGTACGCTGATATCTTAGATCGCACAGCTGACTGGATGGAATCAAATCTAGAAACTGCCGAAGATCCTTTTCATGGCTTCAAAGATTACGAAGTTCAACGGCTACGTAGAGACATTGCCTGGATGCGAGAAGGGACTGAAAAGACGGACGAGAAGAAAGCTGATTTTTACAGATTTTTCAACGAACACGACCGTCGGCGCGGCACTGATTTTTTGCGATCATTTCCTGAAATGACCAATTGGTGGAAGGAGTGCGAAGCGCATGCTAGAAAATCGTAACCTGGTCGTTGATACTTTTAGCGAAGTATACAATTTAATGAAACCATGGATGACGCATGATTTTTGGGATTTTGCAAATCACGAAATTATTGGCAATTCCGTTTATATCATTAGCAGAAAACAATTTTTTGAATATCCGGAAAAAATTCGAACTCTATTAGAGCGCGACGATCTTATTGTATTTTTTGATAATGCAGCAGAAGGATCTTGGACATTGATCAGTCAGCTACAAGCATTAGGGCTTAAAGAGTTAGCACTAAACAAAAAATTATTCTTAATCGGCGGCGGAGATATTGAGTCATCGTATGTGCATGTGCAATTTGAGCATTTTTTATCTAGTATTTTACGCTACGAAGAAAATAGTCAAGCAACCAAACATATTGATAATATTTTTAAAAAAACTGACAAACCTTACAAATTTTTATTTCTAAACGGTCGAGCAAGACCACATCGAAAATATCTCTTCGAACGATTCAAAGAAGAAGAATTATTAGATTGTGCAATTTGGACAATGCTAGACAGTCGTCCCAGTATTAGTCGCTCTTTTAAATTAGAAAAAGATGGCATTAATTTAATGGCCACAGTTTCTCCTCTAAAATGGTTACCTGAAGAATACGAATATCAAACATATAGAGGAAATGAAATAGTGCCGGGTCCTCCTGAGCGTACATTTATCAAACACGAATTGTTTAAAAACGAATGGGGCGAAATCTATCTAGAACCAGCTCCTTACATCGACACTTACTTTAGTTTAGTTACAGAAACAGTGTTTGAGTATCCGTACAGTTTTAGGACAGAAAAAATAGCTAAACCATTGGCAATAGGACATCCTTTTATTGTTGCTGCCAACACAGGATTTTATCGAGACCTGCGTAATTTGGGGTTCCGAACATTCGATAATGTCATTGACGAAAGTTTTGATACTATTGAAAATCACCAAGACCGAATGAATCGAATCTTTGAAATTGTTAAAGATCTGTGCCGACAAGATTTGCAATCTTTCCTAGCAGAGTGTTTTAATATTTGTAAATACAATCAACAGCATCTAATTGAACTAATCCCGCAACTTCAGCAGCAATTCCCAGAAAAATTTTTTAAGACGATAAACCAACATGGATGATTTAACATTCCGCAAGCAAGTACTTGATCCGCTAAGTTCTAGTTTTTGTGGAGCCAAGTGGTACAATGCTACAATCTGGCTAGGATCCGGCATGACCACTAGTTGTCACCATCCGCCGGCGCATAAAGTCGGTGTGGAAGCAGTGACAGCCAATCCCCGGGCTCTGCACAACACTCCTGAGAAAAAAAGAGATCGGGCGCAGATGATTGCGGGAGAACGTCCGCCTGGCTGCGAATACTGTTGGAAGATTGAAGACATCGGACGTGACAACATCAGCGACCGTGTTTATAAAAGCAAAATATATCCCATAGCAGAATTAAAAGCTGCTGCAGCAATGCCAGTGGATCAAGATGTCAATCTTAAAACGCTGGAAATTGCGTTTGATCGCACTTGTCAGTTTGCTTGTAGTTACTGTAATCCTGCATTCAGCAGCACCTGGGTCAATGATATCAAAAAGCACGGAGCATACATCAATTTGGTAAGCGACGGTCGCAATCACTTTACTCACACGCACGAGTCTGCACAGTTATATCGATTTGGCGAAACAAATCCTTATGTGGAAGCATTTTTTCGTTGGTGGGAAACTGACTTACATCGTACACTAGACGAGTTACGAATTACCGGCGGCGAGCCGTTGATGTCAGGATATACCTGGCGTCTAATTGATTGGTTCAAAGACAATCGCGGAGCAAGTGCAACCCGATTGGCCATCAATAGTAACCTAGGTGTTGATATTGACCTGGATAGATTTATCAACAGTGTCGACGGACTAGCAGTAGATGTGTACACCAGCAACGAGTGTTACGGCAACCATGCAGAATATATAAGAGACGGTCTTGATTACCCTGCCTGGTGCGACAATGTAATCAAGTTGTTAGAAAGTTCTGTTCGAGCAGTGCATGTCATGTGCACCATCAATGCTTTGTGCTTGGAAACCTTACCAGAGTTTTTATCATCTCTGGTAGCATTAAAAAATATCTATGGACGTGAACGAGTTAATTTTACCTTAAATATTTTACGATTTCCTAGCTTCCAGAGTCCCCTAATTTTGCCCGACGAAATCAAAACACGTTACCGTAAAAACCTAGAAGCATGGCTAGATTACAATGCAGACAATCCTGTCATGCAGGAACACGAACTAAATCATTTGCAGCGTTTAATTGACTACTTAGACACAGTCAAAACACCACACAGAGAAACGTTTGATATGCCTAAGCTATTGAATGATTTCAAACAATTTTATGCACAATACGATCAGCGTAGAAACAAAGACTTTACAACGACGTTCCCTAAACTAAAAGAATGGTACAATTCACTATGAGCAAACTTAGTAATTACAACTGGAAGGATCGCATACCTAATTATATAAAAATTGATTCACTAAATGAAGATCAACGACACAAATTAATCGATAGCGACACATTCTGCATGCTTCCGTGGATACATTTACATGCATGGCCGGATGGGCGTGCTTATCCTTGCTGTCTGGGCCAGGCTAAACATCCAGTAGGAAATTTCAAAGAAAAAAGCATGAGAGAGATATGGAACGACGAACCCATGAAAGAAATGCGTCGCAACATGCTAGCAGATAAGCCTTGCAAACAATGCGGAGATTGTTATGAGCAAGAAGCTGCTGGATTTTCGAGTATGAGAAATAACAGTAATAAAAGCTTTGGACACTACATTGACGAAATCGATCAGACATTACCAGACGGCAGTTTACCTGATATGAAATTGCACTATTGGGACGTGAGATTCAGCAACATTTGCAATCTTAAGTGTCGCAGTTGTGGTAGTATTTTTAGCAGCAGATGGTATGATGATGATGTTAAACTTTGGGGCAAGCCTTTGCGTCCGCGAGTACAATTTGCAGGGCGGCACGAAGAAGATGTTTGGGAACAAATGCAAGAGCACATTCCGCACTTAGAACAAATTTATTTTGCTGGTGGCGAACCGTTGATAATGGAAGAACATAATCGCATACTTAAACTGCTGATCGAAAAAGGCAACACACGAGTAAGATTAATCTATAACACAAATCTTACAGAATTGAAATTCAAAAAAGAAAGCGTTTTAGAACTATGGAAACATTTTCCTTCGGTATGTGTAGCTGCTAGTCTTGATGATATGGGCGATCGAGCTGCTGTAATCAGATCTGGTACCGACTGGACACAGGTAGAACAAAACATACGTGATCTCAAAAGAGAATGTCCACATATCGATTTTATGATTAGTCCTACATTGAGTATGATGAACATATGGAATTTTGTCAACTTTCATCGATATATGATCGAAGGAGGGTTTATTGAACCCAAGGATTTTAATCTAAATATTCTTCAAGGTCCCGATGACTACAGAATCGACGTATTGCCAATGGAGATAAAATTACAATTTAAGCAACAGTTTGAAGAACATATTGAATGGTTACGTCCTCAAGATCCTATAGAACGTGCAGTAGGCGGATTCGAAGGCGCAATAAAATTTATGATGGCTACTGACAACACACACCTGTTGCCTAAATTCTGGAAAACAGTTAATGACCTTGACTGGAGTCGCAGCGAAAGTTTGTTGTCGGTTGTACCAGAATTATCTGCTATAATTGAACATAGACCGATCGATACAAGGGTTCCGATAAAATGAAATTACCTACAGATAAATTCTGCGTACTACCATGGATCAGCTTAGAAGCCAGTCCGATAGGTACAGTGCGTCCTTGCTGTTTAGCCGACGACGAAATCGTTGACAATGCCGGTAACAAATTTGAATTGGCCACAGCTAATTTTATAGATATACAGAACAGTAATCACATGCGTCAATTGCGGGAACAATTTTTAGACGGACAAAAACCACAAACTTGTCGCAAGTGTTGGAATGAAGAACGATCAGGTCGTACTAGTAAACGTATGCATACACTGGATAGACTTAAACACATGTTGCCAGACCAGGATTGGACAACTGATGCCAAGTCGCTTATGTTTTTAGATTTAAAATTGGGTAACATTTGCAATTTAAAATGTCGTATCTGCGGTTCTTGGAGTAGTAGTCAATTTGCTGCTGAAGAACTAGGTCACATGAATCCAGCAGAAGATAAAAAGAAAACATTTGCTTATCAAATGCTAAAGGCAGGAGCATGGCCTAGAGAAAATCAACAGTTTTGGAATCAACTGGATTCTGTTGTTGACCAGATTCGATATATTGAATTCACTGGCGGCGAGCCATTTATGATACAAGAACATTTTCAGTTACTGGAACGTTTAGTTGATCGCGGCATCGCTGGACAAGTTGAAATTCACTACAACACCAACGGCACACAGTTCCCAGAACAAGCTGAAAACATTTGGCAGCATTTTAAAACAGTAGAAATCGCTTTCAGCATCGACGATCTAGGCGATAGATTTGAATATCAACGAACCAATGCTGTATGGTCGGAAGTTGAGCACAACATTGCTAAATTCGATGCTATGCGTTTCCGTAATTCCAACATACAGTTACAGGCATGCATCACAGTCAATATATTCAACATTTATTATATTGCCGAAGTAGCCAAGTGGGCTGCAAAACAAAATTTTAATTTCGTTTACTGGAACATGATGCATGACGCTTGGTATTTTAGCATTGCTACCTTGCCCGAATCGGCAAAATCTGCTATTACTCAACATCTCAGTCAACAAGATGTTCCAATACAATACCGAGCAGAATTTGAGAGAATTTGCGATTTTATGAATCGAGGAGCTTCAACCGACGGATCAATACTACGAATGAAGATACGTGATCTAGATCATAAACGTAATCAAGATCTAAGACAAGTAGCAGCTGAATTTGCTGAGTTAATTGATTACAAATTATAATACATGCAAAAACCAGAAACACTATGTATGGCACCGTGGACTCATACGTATCTAAGTCCGCAAACCGAAAGACGTATGTGCTGTGCCAGCAGAGAGCCTGCTCAAAATTTTCAACAGTACATTGATACAAGTGCAGGAACTGGACGTTATATTCCAATCACACTCGATCAGCACTGGAATAGCGAACACATGAAAAGTGTTCGTCGTAGAATGATGGCCGGAGAAATCTTGCCCGAGTGCGAAGTTTGTAACGATAAGCTGTTAAATACAGATGTCTATAGAACTTATTTTTGGCATTTGTTTAAACACAAGTATCAAGACATATGGACTTCAACTGACGACACTGGTGCAACTACAATGAAACCAGTTAGTTGGGACTATCGTTTTAGTAATTTATGCAATTTTAAATGTAGGACTTGTGGAGACATGTTGTCCAGTGCATGGGAAAGCGAGCAACGGCAAAATAATATGATCGACTGGTCGAATCCTAAAAATAACTGGATGCTACCGGAAGTTAAACAAGAAATTACTGCTTTTCAAGATAGACAAATAGAAGCCGAATTTGCGCAAGCAGTGGCAGAACATAGAGTAGAAGAAGTTTATTGGGTCGGTGGAGAACCGCTCATGTACGAACAGCATTGGCGATACATGCGTCAGATTGTCGATCAAGGCGACGGAGGACTTGTTTATGCTAGGTATAATACTAATCTTAGCCGCGTACAGTATCGCGGTATTGATCTTTACAGCGACATACTTGATCGTATACGTGATTGGCAAATCTGTGCCAGTATCGACGGTACAGGAGCCGTCGGAGAATACATTCGTACCGGATTATCATGGCCTGTATTTTTAGAAAATTTCAAACGAGGTGTTGATCACATGCGTCATCCTCGTCAGATGAGATTAGATTTTACATTAACATTACCTGGATTATTTGAAGTATCTAATATGCAATCAGCTGCTGATCAATTGGGAGTAGGTATTTTGGCCAAGGTTATATTCAGCTTTAGTCCAGACATTATCATGAGTCCACTGGCATTACCTCGACACATATTAGATAGAAAAATCAATCAGCTGGTAAAACAATTGCCCGCAGGTGCCTTGCAAGATTTATTGTTACAGCTTAAATCCAGACCTACGTTCCAGGAACAGTGGCCCGATCAATGGCGCGATGGATTGGTCAAAGGCAAACAAAGAGTATTAAAACTAGAACACATTAGAAAGGATCGTTATACGTTAGGAGATATTCTAAGTGAAGATTCCGAAATAAAACAATGGTGGGACGATGTCAAAACAAATTAAAATGACGCTTGGGAATTATTTAACCGGAGATAAATTACCAGTTTATATCGATGTTTACCAAAATTCACTGAGTGAAAAATGGATGGCTTCGTTAAATCAATTATTGAAAAATAATTATCATCTTGAAAAAAATTATTGTTTTTTTGGATTTGTCGACAACGAACGTGACGGACCCTATATACTAGAACAGATTAATAAATCAATAGCAGCTATTAATGCGTCTAATTTAGACTACCACATTGACGATTATTTTTCTATGTCGAACACTATAGCACCTGGTGAAATAGGTGATGGCAAACCAGGAAGAAAAATTATTCGTGACAAGTTTAACTGGCTGCATAGATATTTTGAAGATCTTCAAGGAGTAAGTGGTAACTTATCGCCGCACTATATCAAAGCCGATGCAACAACACGATGGCATATTAGACAATTGAACTTGCTGTGCCACGAGTTTGAATCCTGGGCACTGAGCTATCGAAAAGTTGCACACGCACCTGAATGGCAACGCATGAGTCAGTTGATGTGTTGGTTACATGCTCCGAGATTTGTGTTAGATAACGAAGATTATGACTTGTTTGGGATTGAAACAATCAATAGATCATTGGGTGGTGTATACATAGGAGTAAACAAAGCTGTAGGTAAACATCACTGGGAAGTATTTTGTGACGAAGGTAGAGATTCCAGATTAGAAGAATTAGTAACTACATCATTGAGACCTCAAACTGAAGCTGCTGGAGATTTTGATATCGAATGGTCCAACGATCCTGGAAAATACCACTGGCAACAAAAAATGCTAGGAGATTTTAGAACATGGTTAGTCAACAACGGATTTGATCCAGACGACAAAATGCTAACGATCGGGCACCCGAAAATTGCACAAGTTAATTTGCAAAAATCTTTCGGCACAGAAAATTATCAACACATTTGGAATACGCTCTATAAATATCTCGACGTGTACAGCATCGAAACCGATTCGGAATCTGCAATGTATGATTATCATTGGTCAGATTCTGATTTTGTTGAACGGCAAATAGAAATAATATTCAAAGGAAAAGCAAATGAATTGGCTGCGTAAAATCATTGACAAAATTAAATTAGAAATTCGATATAGAAAGAAACTCAAAGAACTACGCAAAAGAGATCCGTTTATCTACAAATGAAACATATCTTAGGAATCAGTGCTGGATTTCATGATGCTGCTGCTACTGTAGTTCGCAAAGACGGAGAAATAGTATTTGCCGGACACAGTGAACGATACAGCAAGAAAAAGAATGATGCCGATATTTCGTTAGAATTATTAAACGAAATTGACATGTCTTCTATTGATACTATTGCTTATTACGAACGTCCTGCAATGAAGCAACTGCGTCAACTCTACAGCGGTCAAGGCATTGAGTGGAATAAATTAACAGCTCGGCAAGTTCTTGAGAAGCAGCTGGGCTTTAATAGAATCAATGGTCGTCAATTACAAACTTACAATCATCATTTAAGTCATGCAGCAGCAGGATTTCAAACCAGTCCCTTTGATCGTGCTACCGTAGTAGTTATTGATGCAATCGGTGAATGGGACACAATTAGTATATGGGCAGCAGATTATAGTCGGATGGGTCAAGCAGTTTATAGAAAACTTTGGGGACAGCGTTATCCCCACTCAATAGGACTTTTTTATAGTGCAATTACTCAGCGAGTCGGACTACATCCATTGGACGAAGAATACATAACCATGGGTATGGCAGCATGGGGGAAATCGACACATTCTCTAGCCATGCTCGATGATTTATTACAAGATCAATCAGCTATTCGATTCAAAGATAATTTACATACCGGAATTGATCAATCTTGGATGTCTTCTGTAAAGAACGAAGACATTGCGGCTAGTGCTCAAGAACTTGCCGAACAACTGATTTACAATGTAATGCAACGAGCTGCTGAGTTTAATTGGAGCGATAATTTAGTTTACATGGGTGGAGTGGCTTTAAATTGCTTGGCCAATAGAAATCTTGGAAATTATTTTGATAAAATTTGGATTATGCCTTGCCCTGGTGATGCTGGTAGTAGCCTCGGTGCCGCTGCCCTGGCTCATGGTCGTCGCCTTAATTGGCAACATCCCTACCTGGGTCATGTTATACCTGGCGCATACCCTGTTGCTACTGCTGTTGATTGTTTGCTTGCTGATCGCATCGTGGGAGTAGCCAGTGGCGCAGCGGAATTTGGACCACGAGCACTGGGCAACAGAAGTTTGTTGGCCGATCCACGCGGCCCTGATATCAAGGAACAAGTAAATGAAATCAAACGTAGACAACAATTTAGACCTTTTGCCCCTGTCATCTTGGAAGAATATGCTGATCAATACTTTGATCTTCCTTGCGGTTTCGATAGTAGTCCTTATATGCAATCTGTCGCCCGCTGTCTGGCTCCTGACTTATATCCTGCTATTGTTCACGTGGATGGCACTAGTAGAGTTCAAACAGTGGCTCCGGACTCGAGCTCAGGAATCAGACAACTGTTAGAAGCCTGGCATGCACGCACCGGATGTCCTATGTTGTTAAATACCAGCTTAAACATCAGAGGTGAACCCATGGTCAACAATAGAGCTGACGCTGATAGATTTGAAAAATTATATGGAGTAAAAGTAGTTTCGTAACGTATCAAAGATACGTTTCTAAACCACCGCGTCGACGCAAGTCCTGAGTACAGCAACTAATACCACCATCCCAGAAGTAACTGTGTCGCAATTCGCTAATGATCGGTTCAATTTTGTGTTTGCGACAAAAATCAAAAACTTGCTTGTTGTAAGCACTAAAGATAACATGTTGTTCATCTAATACCAAGCAGTTGACGTCGAACACAGTTTCGGCAACAAACCCCGTCCAATTAGTAAGATATGTGTTTACGTAATTAGTAAACTCTGGAGTAGGAGTTTGTCCTTGAATGTACCATGCTCCAGGACTTTGTTCATATTTAAATTTACCAATTTCCATAGCAGCCCAGATACTACTGTCCCAAATTTTACACACATCCCAACCAGGAAAATCTCTTGCTAGATTCAGATTAACATCGTGCTTGCTAGATAAAATAACCCCAGGTTTAAGTATAGCAAATACAGCATCACCGTGACCGTCGGTTACTGCTTCGTGAATTCTATATTCTGGCCCTAGTACATTTTCAACAATCCATTGAGTTTGATCTGGACGAAGAAAATCGCTATTGTCAAAAAAAACGTCTCGCCCTACACGTACAATACAACTAGCACTGGCGCCGTTTAATATACAATCCTGATCCCATGCACTTTTATGTGGATTAATTACTTGATCTGTATATTGCCCGCAAATCTCGTCTAGCTCGTGCATAGCTAATACACGTAACAATTTGTCTCCGAGAGTAATTTGCCAGTCTCTGGGAGTCAGTGGAGGTAGCGGAGCACCACCGCCTTCGGTTTGAAACCAAACAAACTGATCTTTAGGTGGTAAATCCGGCCGCAGTACACGAGCACCGTATTGTTCGATTGTTCGTTGAAGATTGTTGAGATCTTCTTCAGTTTCGGCTAGTATTTGCTGCAACTGATTGCGGACTTGAGGATTTTCAATAAAATCAAAATAATCCGGACTGTAGGCACGCCCTACAATAACTTCTTCAAGAGGTTGCCAACTGGTATAAGAATTGATCATGTGTATTGTAATTTATTAAGTAAGGTATTTAAGCGATCAAATTTACGTTGATTAAATAATTTTTGATTGTGTTCTATGTCATCTCTACAAGAATCAAACCATTTGTGCATGTCTTGTTGTTGCAGTTTAGCAATAGAATCTCGACACTTAATCCATCTTTGGGTGTTATCAGATACAGTATCGTAATTGTTGTCTATGGCATGATCAAATGTTCGATATCCTAATTCTCTTAGTGCTTGTAAACTACCTGCACAACCTACAATAACAAAAGGATGCCCGTGTTTGATTGCCTTAAAGGTTTTTTCTGTTAGAAAAGCACCCCTGGAACTGTCGGCATCGTAATGAGTTTCTAATACTATACTGCAATAAGAGTCAGTGTAGTGATCGTAAACTGTGTTGTGATGATCGTTGTGTTGATCTATACTCAACGAGTCGCAAGAATACGGGCAATTGGACAAAAACTTGTAAAGATTATCTCTAATATTTAATGTATCAATTTCAATGGGACAGTCAGATTCAGATTCCCCAGTTCCGAGCTCTGTTGAATAACTCCAAAAACTCTGATTTAGTAAATTTTGATTCTGCAGGTCTGTCATTACAACAGCTCGCCACCATTTATGCGTTCTTGATAACACAGTGAATTGCTGATTTCTTGAACGCTGATGTATTTCTGCTGCTGTCGAACTTTGATTTCTTTGCCAGTACAACAGTTCGTGATCAGGAAACCAGGCAAATCCTTTCAACGACGCCGCTGCAGTATTGCCACTAACAAAGCGATAACAATTGCTGGATAATTTGTGTTGTTGACACAACTGATCCAGTCTTTGTTTTATATCAGCAGGGCTATCGCCTTCGTGATAATAAAATAAAACTGTTAATTTTTCTGCCCGAAGTGATTCTGATACTTCAGCAGGCATAAGAGCAAAGTAATCAATTGCGAAATCAAAAAATCCCAGGCCTATGCAATAAAACGAATCAGGCGGCCATGATTCTTTGACCCAGTGAAACTCGTATGGATAATTGTGTGTACGGCAGTGCTCAAACAACTCAACTGGAACAGTGTGTGGCCAGTGCTGACCAAATTCCCGCCAGGCAGCAGTATATGGTCTGGCTTGCCATGTAGTCAATGCAGGGTATGCTTTATTTCGAACAATCCGATCAACTACAAAATTAAATTTTGAACTCATTTAACATTCCAGTTAATTCAGTCCACAAAACTTCTGTTAGCCCACCATTATAAAAATGATTGTAGTTGTGTTCTACAATTGGCAAGCATGCACGATGTATAGCTTGTCTTTCTTTAACAGATAACGAATCCAATTGTTTAAGTAATGTAGTTACACGCTCGATGCGTTGAAAATCATCAATTTCTTCATCGTAGCTTTCGTCGAATATGCTCGAGAAAGTCTTGAATCCATAACCTCGTAGATAATCAAGACTACCAGCAGGAGCTACTAGTACAAATGGCATTTCTAATGCAATGGCTTTAAATGTTTTTTCGGTGATGTGTAGTCTACGTCCAAAGTATACAGTTTCGGTCGGAACATAAACTAGACTATCGGCAGCTTCGTTAAAGTTAGTAAGCCAACAAGAAGTCATGTGCTGTTGTTCCTCTCCTGGAAATAACTTAGGCAATGATGCTTGATTTAATACTTGTTCAATGTCGTTATATGTGTTACAATATTTTTGTGCTATAACACTAATATCTATATTTTCATAACTACAAACTCTCGGAGCAGAAATCCAATTATGATCCAGCTTATTCTTAAACACATTATACAAAAACAAAACTCTATGGTCACGTTTACCAGCAACTATTCTATTTGGGCTCATAAATGTGCGAGTGGGGGCACGGTCTCTGGCTCTTGGTATTAAAAAAGTTTTATCGTAACCACGAAACCAGTCCTGACAAGCCCAACCATGATAAAAGTAATAATGCGGCTGCCATCCATACTGTTTGATCAATTGTTCAACCGGTTCACCGATTTCGCTAACAACTACATGTCCTTGAGGCTTGGCCCAGATGTCTTTGTTTCTTCTGATTACATCATCAAATAAAGGTTTATGCAAATCCAAATGAATAGGTTCTTGGTCGTGAAAAAATACATAATCGGTTTCTATGACATTGTCCTGCCCTAGGTTAAATAGACTGTCAGGATCACTGCGTCCTGGCGGATCACAAAAGAAAACTCTAGTTCCGTCTTTGTTTTGATTAATCCAAGGCCAGAACGTGTTGTTGTAAATTTCATCTATTCTAATCATGTTTGATATTTTCTATCTAGGTAAAAAGCCCAATTTGTTTGCTCACGAAAGAGCAGTGGATAATATTGAACAAGCACAACAGCTAAGTCGCACAAGATATTTTTGGATTGTCGATTACTTATCGGATTATACAGGGTGGGATTGGCTTTGGGAACCTGTGCCGTGGCAATCCCATCAGAGACATGCATGGCCCAGTCAACACCAGCTAGATTCTGGCACTTACCTTGTACCAAAATTAGGTTACGCAGAAACAAATTATCATACAGATCAAACTATAATACGTTTGCCGTCTTACGATAATTGGGAAATTCTAGAAAAAATAGATGACTTACAATGGGATTGGTCGTGGCATCCTAATGCGTCGGACCCTGCATACATTTACGATTTTGGTAATCAATGGAATCCTCCCGAATATAAAGCTAGTGTTCGATATCATGTTTCTGAAGCCACGGAAACAAAATACATAAGTCATATAAGAACAGTTCGTCTTCCGCAACCTGGTTTATTTAGGCACAATCTGGCTGTGAGTTCTTTTGATTATAGTTGGGAACCAAACCCGTTTGATCCGCCAATGACTTATGTTTTCGGAAATCAATGGAATCCGGCTGTATTGGAACCAACAGTGATCTACGATACACCCACAGCAACGGAAATCAAATATATAGATGATATCAGTGCTGTGGTAGCCAAGGATATGTCTCATTGGCAGATATTAGACGATATTATTGATTTTGATTACAGTTGGCGACCGAATCCCACTGATCCTCCGTACATCTATATATTTGGTAATCAATGGTTAAGTCCGGAGCAACGCCCTGCACTAAAATACGTAGTACCTGGTGCAACTGATATCAAGTACATGGATGAACCCAAGGCAGTTCGAGTTGCAGATCCAGATAAATTTGAAACACTGCATGAATGTGATTTTGATTACTCTTGGGAACCAGATCCTGGATCACCGCCTTACGATTATGTATTTGGTAATCAGTGGTGGCCAGCCGAAATTATGCCTACTGTTAGATATAACATGCTGGGCGCAACTGATATCAAGTACATAGATCAACCTATGGCTCGTTTGCCCGAAAGGCACGATAACCATTGGGAAACTGTAATTGATTGCGAATGGGATTATAGTTGGATTCCAGATCCTGGAGATCCGCCGTACATTTACGTATTCGGCAATCAGTGGTATTCAGCAGAAGTAATGCCCACAGTGAAATATCATGTTGCAGGAGCAACACAAGAAAAATATTTAGATTATCCTGCAGCAAAATTGTTACCATCAATTGAGTATTGGTCTATTCCTGAGGAAGTCGACCGTGTCAATATTGATTTCAGCTGGGTGCCGCACCCCAACGACGACCCTTATATACACCATTTCGGTAGCGAGTATCAAGTTAGTGTTGGTTTAACATACACTGTACCGGGTGCAACTGAATTGAAATTCGAAGGAGAAATTCCTTTACTGTCAAAAGAGAAAAAAGCAATTGATGTAGTAGATATGTTTTTTATCGACCGAAGCAACGCTATGAGCAATACTAGATTCCAGGACTTGCAGGAGCGATATCCTCACATTCAACGAGTACGGTATGTTAATTCTATAATGGATACAATTAACCGTTGTTTATCCAAGTCAAAGACTAATCGTTTTTGGGTAATAGGCAGCGAAAATGTCTATGACAATTTTGATTTTGCGTGGCATGCCCAACCGTGGCAGAGCTCGATGACTCATGTTTTTGGTTCTCAATGGAACAAATGGAGCGACACATTTCTAATTAACAAATGGGAATTTGAACGTCATGCCAAATGGGCCAAGGGCATTGAACAGTTTCCCAATTTGAATTTTGTGTCGGATCAAACAGTAACTGCACCGGCTGATGCTGCTGACATTTACGTTATTGATCACGGAAACTCGGAAAACAAACAGGTACTTGAATTCCTACAGCAACGTTATCGTGTGGTCAAGCAAGCTCGTTACTTTGATAATTATCTCGACACATTAAAAAGACTATTACAGGATGTTTCTGCTGAACATGTATGGGTAGTTTCTAGTATTTGTGATTATAGTAGATTTGATTTTAGTTGGCAACCAGAGGCATGGCAGCGAGACATGCTGCATGTCTTTCCTAGTAAAGAACAAAAGTTTGGTGACACATTTTATGTGCCAGTGGCAGCATTGCGAAATCAGATTACAAAATTGGAATTGCTTGATTGGTTTGACACTATAAACTACTGTAACGATCAGTGTGTACCTAGGTGGGACATGCCAGTCTTTATACATCAGCAGGATTCGCATGTTGATTTTGTTAAGACAGTAAACGTTGCAGCACCCTTGGTTTTGATCAGCAACAGAGAAATAAAACAACAGGATTTACCTACTGTTAATCTCTGGAGAGAAAAGACCAAAACAATTGTGCCACTCGATGCCGGAGGCACAGCAGTAATTGTGCCACGCACAGCCATTGGATCAATACAACAACAATTCTACGATTATCCTTATATAGATAAGAGTTATCGGAGACTAGAAGATCACCTGCTGGATATCGTATTTCTAAGTAACGGTGAACCCAATGCCGGTGCCAACTGGCATCACTTGCAAAACATTGCAGCAGGCCGCGGCAATCGTTGTATAAGAATCGACGGTGTCAATGGACGAAGTGCAGCATATAAAGCAGCAGCCGCGGCCAGCGAAACACCTTGGTTCTTTTCTGTGTTTGCCAAATTGGAAATTGATCCTACTTTTGATTTTACATGGCAACCAGATCGAATGCAACAGGCCAAGCATTACATCTTTAATTCCAGGAATCCAGTAAATGGATTAGAGTATGGTCACCAAGGTCTGATTGCTTACAATAAAAAGTTGGTATTAGCAACTGAAGAAATACAGGGATTAGATTTTACCCTGAGTCAGCCGCACGGCGTAGAACCTATACTAAGCGGTGTAGCACATTACAACAGTGATCCTTGGAGCACATGGCGTACTGCATTTAGAGAAGTTGTTAAACTACGACACTATTACAAAACCACGCCAGATGTTGAAACAGAGTACAGACTAGATGTATGGCAAAAACGTGCAGAAGGCGATTATGCCGAATGGAGTCTACGCGGAGCGCAAGACGCTATGGATTATTATGATTCGGTGTCGGGAAATTATGACAGCTTGTTGCTGACGTTTGAATGGGCTTGGCTACGTGACTATTTCAATAATCTTACAACTTGATCGGCAATGTATTCTACTTCTGTATCGGTTAGTTCTGGATAGATCGGCAAGCTTAAAACCCTGCGACTTAATGCACTAGAGCAACTCAGCAATGAGTTTGGCCCTTGATAATAATCATACAGCGGTTCTTCGTGTAAGGGCTTGGCATAGTGTACTTTGGCTTCAATACCACGAGTGAGAAGATCTTGTTGTACCAGATCTCGATTGTCGATTTCGATAACAAATTTATGAAAGCAGTGATGATACATCATGTCGCCTGAGATCAGGGTCTTTACTGCAGCTTCTTTGAAGCAACTATTATAATAAGCAGCAATTTGCTGACGTCGATTTTGCCAATCGTGTATATGATTGGCTTTGATCATCATTAACGCACAATCCAGCTCGCTCATCCTACTATTGGTACCTACAGTGGTACCGCTGGTCACAGAGTTTGTTCTCCATTGACGTACAAACTCTGCTAGTTTACTGTCTCTGGTGACAACAGCGCCACCGTTACCGTAGCAGGCCAAATTCTTGGTGGGATCAAAACTAACAGCAGTTGCTGATCCCACACGATTACCGCTATCAGCTAGCCAGTGTTGAGCACCATCTTCAATTATTATGACATCTCTATAAAGCCAATCTTGCCATTGCTTCACATAGCCCATGTGCCCCACACTAGCACCATACAAGCCCACTATGACTACAGCTTCGTAATCGATCTTTTCGGGCAAAGAATCAAAATTCAATAGCCCGTATCGGTCGGTATCAACAAAACGTATGTTCCACCCTGCACGTATGAATGCATTGGCAGTGGCGCGATATGTAAGTGCAGGAATTAAAACTGTAGGAGTATATGGAAACTTTTTTCTATAAAATTCAGCAGTGGCTTCTAGTGCATGTGTTCCTGAATGCACAGTTACGGCATGTTTACTGCTGTTGTATTTTGCAAGCCACTGTTCGAATTCTTCAGTATACTGACCATTCATAAGATAGCCCGAAGCGTAAACTTGGGCCACTACAGGATCGATTTCGTCTTTTAATGAAAGGTACTGACGATCTAACCCGTTGAACTTGATCATGCTTTGAGTTTCTGTTGCCAGTAAGAAGAATTCTTAAGCCATTGGTAATAGATATCGAAACCTTCTTCCATGTCCACTCGAGGATTGTAGCCCAGGTCGGCTCTGGCAGCATCGATGTTTAAAGCACCGCGGCTAGGAAAATCCAAGTCGCGATCTCTCACATTGATTGACCCTTTTCCGGCAATCTTGACTGCCAGTTCAGCAGCTTCTAGTAATGTCTTGCTATGGCTCTTGGTAATGTTGTAGGTTCGGTTGTTGGCAATATCTAACGTGGTAGCAGCCGCAATGCCATCAGCGGCATCGTCAACATAGGTAAAGTCTAGTGTTTCGTTAGCACCGTTGACATTAAGTGTTTCGCCACGCATGGCTGTCAACAAGAACTTGCTGATTACGCGATCGTTTACATCTAATGGTCCGTACACAGCACTGGGACGAATGATCACATGTGCCATGCCGGTTTTTCTAGTATAGTCCTTGACCAGCCATTCTCCGGCTAACTTTAAGATACCGTATTGTCCTTGAGGACGACACGCAGCATCTTCACGTACTTGATCGGTAAAATCGCCGTAGACCATACTGCTACTGATATAAACAAACTTCTTTACTTGATGTTGAGTAGCCAGTTCTAACAAGTTTAGCAAACCTTCACTCATGGTCTGACTACCCAATTGTGGATTTACATTTACAACCTTTTGTCGCGGAAAGCTGGCCAAGTGAACAACAGTGTCAATCTTGTGTTGTTCGATTAGATTGCTCATGGCCTCGGCTGCAATGTCTGTGCGATAAATCTGACCAGTAGTGATTTTCTGTCGACGTTCGGCAAACAGGTAGTCCATTTCGTCTTTGGGAATAAGACCGTAGTCGGTGAAGTTGTCAGCAATGACAACTTCTTGTCCTTGTGATTCTAAACGTTGCACTACATTGTGTCCGATAAGCCCAAGCCCGCCAGTTACTAGTATTTTCATTTGAATTTCAATTTAAAAAATAATTCGTGTTGTTCAGTTAATCTTGCTGTAATACAGTACCGATACGAGTAGTAACCGACACAGCGACGCCATTGCGGCTGTTCTACGCTGTGTTCCATAACCCATTTACCAGCTTCGCTATGTTGCCACGCTAGCAAAGGTTCAGCAGCATAGACATCGGGATCTTCAACGTCGCCTACGGAGAATTCATGCACGACAACTGTAGATATCTTAACTGGTTTGCTGTTTACTAGTTGCCACTGCGGCTCTTCATGAACGTTGCTAACAGGAAACTGATTAGTATAAGCCATATTTTTATGTTAACACATTTGGCATTCTTATACAACCGGTACTAGATTTTTAGCCATTGGAAAAATTTCTGCAATAACCTTTGCACAAGCCAACGCAACCAATTGATGTTCTTTTTGTGTACCATTGGCGCTTCTTAATTCAATAAAATGAATCCAAGATCTTAAGGTGCCATTCATGTATAGTCGACTTACGGTATTACCTTCGGGCAATACTGCACGAGCTTGCTCTTTGGCAATACCATTATGCACCGCCCAAGTGTAGGCTTCTTTGGCAGCCGCAATCACTGCCTGTTGTTTTTCTACCCATATGTTATTCAACTCACGTTGATTGGGATCAGCGAGGTCAAGATCAACTGAGTTCTGTCGATTTTTTGTATCTTGAAAACGTGCTTCTCGAATTTCGAAATCTAGATCTTTAGTGGGATCCGCATAACGCTGACTAAACTCTTGGAAAGCAAAGCTACGATGACGTAAGATTTGTCGAGCAATATCTCGAGTAGTTGTAATTTCAACACAGGCCGAAACCATTTCCAAAGGCGACCAATGAGCATGTTTGACCAAATAATTGATCAGTTTTTCGCTTGTTTCGGTGTTGAGTTGATTTGATGGGTTACTGACCCGGGCGCAAAATGCAATAAGTTCTTGCACGTTGTCAATTCCCAAGTCAGCAAACTCCACTGTGGGAGCAGAGCTTGAGACTAGGCGTACTTGCATTAG